CTACTCGATGTTCACGTCGGCCCCGACCCGCTCCGCGAGGGCCTCGAACTGCTCCTTGGTAACGGCGATGAACACCCGATCCACGCCCGTCAGGTCGTGCTCGTCGGACTTGATTCGGTTCGTGCTGCCCCCAGGTGCATCGGTCCCTCTGTTGCCGTTGACCGAGATGAACGTCTCGACGGGGTCGGAGCCATCCACGGCTTCGACGATGGCGTCGCGGGAGGTCTCCAGCGCCCCGGCGAAGGTGGTCGCCATCCCGGTGTAGAACCCTCCGTATTCGCGGAGGGACTTGTCCTTACTGCTGCTGAATTTTTCGTCGGTGTGCGCTCGTGCAGACCTGTTTCGCATGTGGCTTGGGGATTGTGACAAGAACGCTGTATCTATCTCACGGGCCCGAGACGAAATTGGTCTCGTGGGCCCGTAACATTGATGGACAGAGTCGCGGCCCAGGCGTTATCAACGGGGGCTTTTCATCGTGGACCACGGACCACTCTGGCCTCGGCCTGTCCCGCGAAGGCGCGTGCCGTCGATGGATCGACGATGCCCTCCGGCAGGTCTTCACCGCCAGCAGTCAACACGAAAACCGCCTCGGGGCCTTCCGAGACGGCGACGACGCCATGCTGGGACCGATTCGATCTTCGCGCGAGTGGTAGGCCCGGGGGGATTGCTCAGTTCCGTGTGTCAAGGCAAATCTACGAAATCTACACCTTTCTGTGGCGTCTTAGGCAGGGCTTGACGGATCACTCTGGGCGCATTTGGTTCTATGAATGCTCCTACTCTGACCCGATCCCTGCCCCGCCGTGGCGACCGTCTCCCTCGACTGCCGCTCGCGCACAGACCAAGACGGCCTCGCCGCCGTGCGTCTCCGTGTCGAGCATCAGGGCACGCAGAAGTTTATCAACACGGGCGTCAAAGTCAAGCCGGGGAAGTGGCGAAAGGGCAAGGTGACGCGAGGCCACCGCGAGGCCGACCGCATCAACTCGCGTCTCCGAGAGGTCGAGAGCGCCGCGCAAGACGCGTTGACAAAGCTGCGGGCCAGTGCCGTGCCCATCACTGTCGAACGCCTCAAGGCTCGCGTGCAGGATGAACTGGACGGTGACGAGGCCCCAGCCGAGCAGCCCGACTTCATTTCGTGGTCCCTAGAGCGCGTGCAGAAGGTGTACGACAATCAAGGCACGCGCCGCAATCACCGGAGCAGCCTCAAGAAGTTCGAGCGGTTCCTGGGCGAGCAGTACAGCCGCGCCGACATCGGCTTCCGCGAGCTGAACGCCTCCCTGCTCGAAGAAATGATGGCCTGGGAGAGCACGGAGTTGGGCAACGCGAACAGTACCGTTCACAAGACCATGCGCACCTTGCGCAGAATGTGCAATTTGGCGATCCGAGACGGCCACATGCAGCAGAGCGAGTATCCGTTTCAACACATCACGTTGAGCCGCAGCCGCACGCAGAAGCAGCCCTTGACAGATGGCGAAGTGGAGGCCCTAGAGGAGCGCCGTAAGGCGATGGATCAGGGGCTCGTGTCCTACCCCCGACGCGACACGACCGCCGCACATGCCCTCCGTAGCTGGCTTGTGCAGATGTATCTCTTGGGCATGCGGTGGGGCGACGTGTGCTCGCTGGAGTGGGACAACCTGCGGGACGGCAGGGTGCAGTATCAGATGCTCAAAACGGGGACTGCCAAGAGCGTGAAGCTGGTGCCCAAAGCGCGGGCCATCATTGAGGTGTACGCAGATCGGCAGGGCGAAAAGCGGTTCGTCTTTCCCTTCTTGGACTACCGCACGGAGGACTTGAGCACAGACGAAGGCATCCGGCAAGCGACACAGCGGGTCAACGCCAGCGTGAATCAGAAGCTGCGGAAGATTGCCGAGCGTGTCGGTATTACCTCAACGCTGACCACGCACATCGCCCGTCACACCGCCGCCAACCGCATGGCCTCAGCGGGGTGGGAGCTGCGGAAGATCAGCGCCGCCCTCGGGCATCAGTCCGTGAGCACCACTGAGCAGTATCTGCGCAGCCTCAAGGACGACGAGCTGGACGAGGATCACGCCGATTTATTCTGAAGCGATCATCCAGTCAATCCCGGCAATCACGTCCATCGGCAGGTCCGTCCCCTTCTCGTCCTCTCGGTCGAGCGTCTGCGGCGGGACGGTATGCACGTCGGGGTCGCCCCCGTCCTCAGCGAGCAGGTCTTCAATCTCCTCCTCGAACCCTTCGGGCGGGTCCTCTAGGCTTTCCACCTCGTGCTCCTCTGCAATCTGCTCCAACGTCTCCTGGTAAGGCTCAATGAGGGCCTGCACCTCCCGCAGGTTCTTCTGGATGGCGTACCGCATCCGTGTCGTTTGGACGGCCTCAGCGGCGCGTTGCAGAGCGTTGGAGCGGTTCAAGAGTTCTTGGTTGGTCATAGTCCAGGCCAGAGGTCTTGTGCGTCAGCGTAGTTAGCGAGCCCCGCCGCCGATTGTTGAAGCAGATCCTCCGTCGTGTCGGGCAGGGTGTCCATGCCAGATGGAGAGGCAAGAAATAGTTCCATATCCTCTACGACCAGCTTGTGCGTGCCCGATAGCTCGTCTTTTTCAAACTGTCCCTCGTCGCTTAGGGTCCCATACGTCACCTCCGCGTGGAGCATGGTGTTGTCGATAATCGTCTTGCCTACGAAGGCGTGCGTGACGCCCTCGCGCTGCATCGAAGTTGGTAATTCGTGTATGTATTCAAGCATGATTACTCAAGCAATGTGACAGGATTATTTGGTCCAGGCGCTTGATTGTCGTCTTGGCGGTCCCTAAAGGTAGCAGAACGGGTTTGCCCGTCATTGGCGTAAGGGTTTTGCGAGCCGCCCCAAGTCCATACCACTGCATCTATGAAGGTCCCAGACGAGTCAATTAGGTGAAGTTCCCAGGAGTCCCCGCCCTGTGCCTCGGTAAACTCTGTGACTGAAAAGCTAGGGTCACCGCTCGTGGTCGCCCTCTTGCTGCCTCTAAAGTAAAGCTCCCACGTCGCATTTGCCTCATCGATCTGGTCGCTTGGGTCAAAAAGTACGTCCGCTGCACTTCTGTTGACGCCGCCGCTGTTGATGCTGTAGTCGTGGCTTATACCATCAAAAGAGTCTTCAAACCCAACCGCAGTTCCTTGAGCAGCGATTCTTGGCGTGGCAGTTTCAAGGTCACGAGTGCGGAAGAAAAGAGCCTGATTGTAGTTCTCCGCGTCGGTGTTCATGCCATCGTCAAATACCCACTGCACACGAATCTCTGTTCCGAAGTTTGTCACCTCAAGTGTTATATCTATGAGCCTCGTGCCATTTCTGGAAGCAGAATAGTCGGCACTCTTTACCTTGGCTGTCCCGGCGTTGTCTGTAAAAGTAAGGTTTGCTGATCTACTTGCAATTTGTTCACGAAAAAAGTCCCCGCAGAATGGAACCGCGATCTGAATTGTGATCGTGTCCCCCGGTGTAAAGGTCGTTCCTGAGAAGGAAAAGAATGCAGTAGTTGGATCGGTGGACCCATAAGACCCGGAAAATGCAGTCGAGCCGTTCACTTTGTGAGGAATAAGAAGCCGGGATGAGTTTGTCTTGCTACGCCCTAGGCTTACCACCAAAAAGTCACCCATGCCTGTTGTGTTACCTGCGCCATTTGGGTGATGTGCAGAGAGCCTATCGTCCGCAATCCCTGTCGCGGACTTCAGGTTCGTCATTGTGATTTCGCCGTTGACGCCCATATCTACTGAAGCTGCTCTATTTGACTGCGAAGATCCTTGATTGCCTCCACGAGCAAGGGCACGAGCTTGTCGTAGCTCACGGACTTGTAGCCCTCGCTGTGGCCGTCCTGAAACTCTTTCACCGCCTCGGGCAGCACGCCCTCCACCTCCTGCGCGATCAGCCCCACGTCTGTCTCGCCGCGCTTGTGCGGCTGCACCGCATCTCCCCCGCGCCAGTCAAAGCCGTATCCAGTGAGCCTCTCCACCTTGTCCAGCGCAGAATCGAGCGGGTCTAGCCCCGTCTTGAGGCGGCGGTCGGAGCCAAGAAATGCCTCGACCTCTCCACTAGCGCGAGCATCGCCAGAGACTTCGAGGGCGTAGCCGGGGTTGGTCGTCCCTATGCCGAGGTTGCCTGCGGTAATAAACGTACTGTTGTTTCCGTCTCCGAACTGTGCTAATTGCTGTGCTGCGCTCTGCCCTGGCTTGCCATCCACATAAAAACCGATGTTTGTGTTAGGCTGATCGTCGTTAATATCTCCTACAATTGCAGGACTACCGCCGTCCACAATTCCGTGGCTGAACGCTGTATCAATCCACCCTTTGACTTCAAGTTTTTCATCGGGACCCGCCGTCCCGATGCCGACGTTGCCGCCCGCATAGAGGTTGCCGCTAAAGTTGCCTGTGCCGTTCACGTCTAAAGTGTAGGAGGGATTCGTCACGCCGCCGAGGCCCAATGATGACCCATTGAGCACCATCAGCGGGGTCGTGTTGTCCCGAACCTCCAAAAATGCGCTGACATTGTTCCCGTTTTTGTTAAGGTCAACCCGAAATCTGCTGCTTGCACCATCATCATCAACTCGGATCTGACTACCTACAAATCCGGTGTGGCGCAAATTGAGATGTCCTTGAGCGTTGATGTTGCCATTCACGTCAACATCGTTGTTGAACGTCTCACTTATATCCGTTCGCGCATACTTGCTCCCCTCCACCCCGTCGAGCGTATCCGCATCGCCAGTAATGTCAATCGCCAAGGCGTTCCCGTGCGTCTCTACGTCCGATACCGGATTGTAGTCCGCAGGCTCAAAGACCGCGTGGTGGGCATCTGCGTCCGAGTCAGGGGACACGTCCGTAAGGTCCGAGGCGCTGGTTGTCTTCGGGTGGTGGTCGTCACTACCGATGGAGGACAGGTCCCCGTGGTTGATCGCTGTAGAATTGCCAAGATTGACTACATTTCCGGCAACCGTCACCGAGGAGTTCGATAAGTCGGAGTTGGCAAAGGGCGTTGACGCACCGACCGCCGTAACCGCATCGCTGTCGGTGTACTTGCTGTGGTGATCGTCCGAAGAGATCCCCGACAGGTCTGAGTGGCCGATCCCCGTAGACCCGCCGAGGGAGACGTTGTTGCCCGCAACCGTCACGCTGTCGTTCGTTAGCGTGACATCGGTGCGGCTCGCGTTGTTCGCGTTCTGGGACACGTCAAAGTCGCCGCCCCCAAAGTTGATGTCCGTCGCATCTGCAACCACCTCAGTCCCGTTATCCAAAATATCCGTAGCCGAACCTGAGCCTCCCCCGGTAATGTCAAGCACGTACTCGTCTGTGCTCGGGTTTGTGACCGTTACGCCCGACCCCTTCACCGTCAGCTTCGCAAGGTCGGTTGTTGAGCGGTTGTTGTTCGCGTCCTCAAACTGAAGCAGCGAGTTGGTGCCCTGCCCAGAGCTTAAGGACCCGTCCATGAACGCCTCCTGGTCTTTCCGCGTCTCGAATCTGCCCCCAGAGCTTAGGCGGGCAATCTCGGTCCCGCCCGACTCGTAGACGAGGGTGGCGTTTCCGTTGTTATCGGTACGGACGTACCGCTCGATGCTCACGTCCGAAGAGGTGACGCTGGTGGTCCCGTCGCTGTCATACGTCGCAGTCTGCGTGAGGGATGGGCTGTCCTTCGTCGCCGCGTCGGTAGTGACGGCCTCAGCTTCCGCTGAAAGTCCCTGCCCTTCCTCGACGTACCAGTGGCTCCCATCCGAGGACAACAGCAAAGACTGCTCAACGCCGAGCGTCGTGGAGGACTTGTCTTTGCCCTCTGGGAACCGGATCTCCTGTGATCCAGGCGTATTGAGCGTAGCGGTGTTGCCTGTGCTGGTATCTACGCGCAGGGCAAGCGCGGTCGCTCCGCTGGAGGGTGTCGGGAGCGTTTCGGTGACGTTGCCCCCGCTTGCGTCAAGCTGGATGACCTCGATGCCTGTGCCACCGCCGCCTCCGCCAACAGCCGGGGTCGTCCCGCCGCCACCAGCGGTGTCGCCGCCGCCCGTGTCGCGCACGGTCTCAATGCTCAAGTTAGTCGTCCCCGCGTCGGCGTGCTGGATGAGCGTGAGCCCGATCTCTCCGCTCGCTGGATCAGACGAGAACTCCGCAATCCGCCACGTTTTGCCGTCAAACTGGACGATCTCCTCGCCCGTCACGACCGGCGACTTGTCGCGGGCGTAGACGGTTAGCTGCTGGCGCTCTAAGTGCTCCCGCAGGTAGCGAAGGCGCTCGCGGGCCTGCAAGCTCGCAAGGGATAGAGATCCGCCCCCTGCGCCAATCCCCCAGTCTACTGCCTGATAGCTGAATCCACCTGGGGCAAGCCCCTTGACCCGGCGCGGGTTTTCACTGGTTGGCCCCGATGAGAGGAGTACAGATACGGCCCTCTCTTTGCCGTTCGCGGGCACACTTCCCTCGCGTGTCGTTTCGGCCAAGACACTTCCCCCTACCTCTACTGAAAGGTCTATGTCATCAGCGTAGGCAGTAAGGTCTGCATTGACTGGTCCACCAGGCTGTGCTCGCTGCCCGCCGATCTCAATTGTAGTGTTACCAGTGACCCGGTTCCCGTTACCGTCAGCAAGGGCAAAGACGACCTCAAACGTAGACCATGCGGTTGTATCAGGCTTCCATTTCCAGACCTCAAGTGTGTCCTGCGTGCTACTGAACCCCGCATACCGGACTTGTAGATCGCCGCTCACTTCTTGAGATATTTCGCCCTCAAGGGTGGTATCCCCCACCTCTGCACGCTCAGAAAGAGTAATGTATGACTGCGCCTCCAAACTGTCGCCAGCGCCTACATTTCCCCTCTTGGGCTGTATGGGGAGCCTAGCCCCTTCAGGGATTGGCCGATCAATTGCTTGGACTGGAAGGGAGCCCGTCCCAGGGTTTACCCCTTGCCGAACGTCAACAAAAAAATCAGTTAGGTACTGCCCCCCGATCTCTAGTCGGATCTCATAGGTAGCTTGTTGCCGGGTGACCTTCTCGTAGCGAGCCCCATTCCGCGAAAATGTCTGCTTGAGCCGACCCACTGATCTTGGGGGGAGCCCTGCAATGTCCCCGAAGTTTTGAGAAACCGGGAAGGCAAGCCCTGAACTGTTATCTGTCAACTCAAGAACGTAAGTATCATCTTGTACTGACTGTGGCGTGGGTGCCGCAAAATCATGCTTAATTACGCTTCCCGATACCTCAAGTCCAGACGTAAATGACCACGATGCCCCCTGATCCTCGAATCCTGGCTCGGATAGAATGTTATCCAGCTCTCCGTGGTCGTGCGTCACCGACACCGACTCGCTACGCCGCTCAAACTCCCGCGTCGGGCGGTTCGTGTCGGCGTTGGATAGGTCCAGGCTAAGGTCCCGCGTGAAGGGCGAAGACGTGTCCTCTGTGCCACCGGGGGCATACCGCCACGTCTTGACTGAGCCGCTAGAGAGCGCCGTAGGCTGCGCCATGAGCCACGTCAGCTCGCCGCCGATGACGGACTGGCGGACCTCAAGCCCTTGGGACTTCAAAGCGTCCTCTAGGGCACTCTGCTGGTCGAACCACGCCCCGTCTTCAAAGTCGTAATACACATCTGGACGGGCGCCGCTGAAGCGAAGCGGGTTGTCGCTGGAGGTAAGCTGCCCGCCTGCGTCGGGATACCACTCAACCGCAAACTCTACGTCAAGTGGGCTGTCGTAGAGCGTAGACAGGACGCCTGTGAACAGGTCGGTGTAGCTGATAAACCCTTCTTCGCCGATGTCGCTATCCGACACGCCACTCAGAGTATCGAAGCTGTCCCCTTCTAGGGTGGTAAGCCCGTCCACGGCGCGAAGCTCTACGCCCGGGAGGTCGGTCAGCGGCTCGTCCTGAAAAAAGTCTGTCAGGATAAATCCCTTCCAGACGAGCGAGGACGTGTCGGTGCGGAAGACGCGCACCTCTGCATCCCGATCCTCAAGCCCAAAGAGCGGGCTTAGGTCCTCGTTCGTTCTCACGTTGATGCGGACCTCCTTGCCCCAGATCGGCTCAATGCCGACCCGCTCCCGCTGCCCGCCCTCAAAACGGATGAACTGCTGGTCGCCGTTGAGCTGCGTTACAGTCGTCCCGTCGTAATTGTCATTGTAAATCTCGATCCGGTACGGGATGCCGTTCAGGCCAAGTGCCTGAACCTCGAACTGCTTTGCCATTACGCTCTGCCTGCGCGGCCCTTGTTGCGCGATCCGATGCGGTTCCCGTCGTTAATCATGCGGACGGGGATTTCGATGGTGTCGCCGTTTAGTGAAGCAGTCCCCGCGTCAAGCTGTCTTGGGGCCATGCCGCCGCCCTTCGGAATGATGGTCTCGCCCTTGTGAATGCGGGCAAGGCCCCCCTCTTCTACGAATCCGCCCGAGGCGGCGCCGGGGATAAACTTTTCGAGCCCTGCTCCGACCTGCCCAACGGCTCCTGGTACAGGGGGGGCGCCGAGAGTGAGGAAACTAGAGATAATCTTCAGCGCGGCGATCTTCGCAATCGCTTGTACAACCTGGCTCACAAAGCTCTCTAGCGCCTGCTTTGCCACCTGCCCGAAGTTGCGGAACGCCCGCCCGAGCCGCCCCGCAAGCGTCTTGCTTTGGTTCAGCTTCTGGTTTACGCGGTCAAGCTCGCTGGAGAGCTGCCGAATCTGCTGCACGTTTCCGGCCCGCCGCGCCTGCCGCAGATTCTGCTGGATCTGCCGCCGCCGTCCCCGAAGGCGGTTGAGCCGCCCCTGGTCGGCAAAGAGCGCGTCCCCAACAGACTGCCCGATGCCCTGCGAAAGTTGGTCGGCAAAGCCCGTAACGGCGTTTCCAAGACGCTCCCCAAGCGATGCGGCGTTGCGGACAGCCTCGCGGAGCGTCTCGTTAAATCCGCTAAAGGACGTGTCCACCCCAGCCGCATCCTGTGTCATCTGTTGAAGCTCGGCGCGGGCCTGTGCGAGACGGTTTCTGAGCTGCCCCACCTTTTTGCTAGAGGGCTCGAACCCTCTATTTAGGGCAGACTTGATCTGCCCCTCCAACGCGCTCACTTTCTGCCTCGCAGCTTCTAGCTGGGTGATTACGCCCGCACGAAACAGGTCTCGCACTCTCTCTAGCGGGTCCCGTGAGAAGTCCGTGACGCTTGAAGCAGGCGCCCGCTCGGCTTGACCTACGCCTGTAACCGGGCCAGTATCAGCGTCTATCTCTGCCTCCCCGACGTTAGAGAGGTCAATGCTGTTGAGCCTGCGAAGGCGGTTTTCAGTTTCAGTCAGAGCCTGGTTGAGAAACTTAAACTCCTCAGAACTTCCGCGCCCCTGATCGGATAGCTTGTTCAGGGCATTCTCAAGAACACGGATCTGGTTCTTCGCTGCCTCAGTCGGCGTACTTATGTCATTCTCTACACGCCGCCCGAACTCCCGAAACTGCTCGATTGCATTGTCTACAATGCCGCCCTCTTCGGTATTTTCGGGGCGCTCCAACCCACTGCCAAGAGACTCTTCAAGCTGGATGCCCGCCTCTTCTGCTCGGGCACGGATGTCTGCAAGTGTCTCCTCCAAGTTCTTAAACTGCTCAGTATCGGTAAGCCCCTTCTGGCGCAGCTTTTTGAGCGCCTTGTTTGCGAGTTGGAACTTCTCTTCGAGCCCTTCAGTCGCCTCAATCTCGCGCTGTATCTCACGGATCTTTTGAAGGCCCGTATCGAGGTTCAGGGATTCCCCAAAAGCCTTTGCCGTATCCCCGCCAAGAACTCTCTCAATCTCTTTCCGAAGCTGCTCCTGTGGGGTCTGCGGGTCTTTCACGAAGAAACTAGTAACCCTGTCTGATAGCCCCTCCCCTGTAGTCGATCTGCTGATCTGGTCTAGTGAGTTAGACAGACTCTGAAAACTCTCATCAAGCGACCTACGAAAGAAGTCTGGTATATCCTTATTAGGGGCGAAATCAAGAATCCCCTCAACAGCGGCTGGTATAGCCTCAACTACAATCTCAACTGTTTCAATAGCTAGGTCAAAGGCGCTGAATAAGGCGCCACTCACCTGCACGATGTCTACGATATTATCTATGAGCCCGAGTATTGCACTCAGCAGGGACGGTAAGAACCGCTGCGCGAGATTCCGAAGTTGAGGAATTGAGTTTTGAAGTTCGGTCGCAAAGGTGCGGGCAGCTGGGATGATTTGATTTTTTATAATCGGCTCAAAGGCATCTACGAACGCACGGGCAACGCCCTGGAACACTCCCTTCAGCCTTGATAGTGAAGACCGAATCTCCTTGTCTCCGAACTTGGTAGCAAGTGCAGTTGCTGCGGTCCCGAGAGCCCCAACAGCGCCGAGCGTAACACCTGTCGCTGCAATGAGCGTTGTGAAAGTCCCGGTCACAGCTATGCCAGTGGCGCTGACCCGAGAGAAGATTGAGGCAAGTGCAAACGCCTCATCGTTAAGGCGGGACAGATCTTCACTAAGGCTTTGTCCCTGTAGCGCACTGGACACACTACTGAGCCCGCCACTGGTATCACGGTCTACGTCGGTATCGGCGAGGCCACCCGCAAGACGGCTTCCAACGAGATTGGCGTCTACGTCGGCATCGAAGTCTCCCGTCTCTACTGCTGCCTTGATCTGACTGCGGATTGAAGCAGCGTCTACCTCGGGGTCAAACTCTACATCGTCTAGGCTTCGCTCCAGTTCTCGGCTCAAGCTAGACCCGTCTGCGTCAAATTCAAAGCCGTCCAGCGTGCGGACGGTCTCTAGGGTCTGGTCGAGGCTCCCGTTCTTGTCCACGTTGGCCTCAATGTCCACATCTTTCCCATCCAGCGCGTTGGCAATCGCTGCGAGGCGTTGGAGTCGGTCGGACACCTCCTCCAGTTCCTGCTTGATATTTCTTGTACCTGAAATCTCCAGGTGGAAGTCCAACTCGCCTACTCTCACTGAGCGGAGTTTTTTTATTACAAGTCCCAGTTATGCTTTTCCGCAAGAGCTTCAAGCCGCTCCTGCTGCTCAAGCCCGTCCCCACTAGAAGTAGATCGACCCTCGATAATCTTTTGCGCCTCCCGCTCCGACAGGTCGGCCCCGAACGCCCGTGCAGTAGTGACAAGGCGCGTGCGCTCTGCCCGCCCCCACCCGTGCGCGGCGGCGCTCATCTCGCGGGGCGTCATGCGCAGGGCCTCGGAGGGCGATACGCCACAGGTACCGATCAGGAAGCTCTCAATCTCCGCTACGCCTTTCCCTCGGCCCCACCGCCGTCATCGGCGTTTTCGATGTGCTTCCGCACGTCGGATGTGATCTGAAGCTCGACCACCTTCTCGAAGTCGTCTTGGAGCCCCTCCATGTCCTCAAACGAGACGGCCATCCCCACCTCCTTCTGCGTGAGGTCCTCATTGTAGGGCAGCATCCCGATCCAGAGAAGCTCAAGCATCTGCGTGAGGTCGCCCTTGCGCTCGGCGGCCTCCTCGTCAAGCTCAATCTCCCCGATGTCGAAGTCGTGGACCGACTCCGCTACGGTGAGCCCGTAGAGGCAAAGAAGCACCTTGTCGGGGATGTCGTCGTTTTCGCCGCCGATGTCTACTTCGACGGCGCGGCTAAAGTCCGTGCTCATAGGGCTGTGCTAATTGTTAAGCAGTCTCTTGAATGGTGAGGGCGCCTGCCGCGTCGAGGGTAACGCTCGTATTCACGCCGTCCTCTGAGCCCTCTACGGGAATCGTGATCTCGACGGACGACGGGAAGACCGGCCCCGTAAACTCGACGTTGCCCGTTTGCGTGGTCGTAAGCTCGGCGGTCAAGGAACTCGGGTCGTCTTGGAAGATGTTGGTCAGAAGCTCATTGAGCCCCGACCCCAAGGCCGAGTCAATGGTCTCGGTCACGACGCCCGTGCTCTCCAGGGTGAAGGTTGCCTCTGCCGCGTCGTCGGTCGGCGTAGGAAGGTCTATCGTGGACACGACGAAGGTGGACTCAAAGCTGGTATTCCCGTTGGGGAGCGCAATGTCTACGTCCACTGCGCCGCTCGTGGAGTCCCACGCGTCCACCAGTTGCCGAGAGGCGTTTCCGGTGGAGTAAAACTGCGAGGCGTCCACGTCCACGGTAATGTCCGAGGACACCGAGAGCAGAGACGGCTGGCGGGCGAGGTATTCGGCGTTGGACGAGTTGGCAAACTCGACTAGCTCCCGCTCAATCGACAGCGTAACCTCCGAAATGCGTTCAAGGGTCGGTGGGCTGCTCGCAGACGGGTTCACCGTCACGGTAGGCGAGAAGCCGTTCAGCGCCGATCCGCCCGTGAGCCAAAGCGCGTCGGTGTCGATGGAGAAGTCTTTCAGCCCGACAAGCTGGCGCCGAAACGTGGACCCGGTGCCCTGCGTCGGGGCAAGGTCCGAGGCATCCCGCTCAAGGTTGAGGGTCGCGTCCTCGCGCCCGCCAATCGTGCTGGTGCCGGCCTTAAGAAGAAAGTCGATTCCTACGGTCTCTGGCATATCTAGGCCCTCGTAACTCTGAAGGTAACAATGATGATTTCGGTAAAGATGCTCGGCCCCTGCGTCCGCTCTAGCTGCTGCATGTCATGCCCGGTCAACGTGGCGTCGAGCACGGCAAACTTTCCGCTCGGCTGCGGTAGGTCGCTTCGGTCTGTCAAGGCCGCAACCGCGTCTCGGGCAATCTCCTTCGCCTCCGTCTCCGAAAAAGCGCGGGCGCGGATCGTGTGCGCCACGTCGGTATGCACCGCGCTCGTGTTCTCGCTTACTTGCGACTCGTCATCGTCGCCCAACTCGACTCCCGGCACGCCGGGGTCGGTGCCCACGTCTACCGACACGGCCCCCGCAAGGCGGCTGACGATAGCGGCTTGTAAGGGCAGCTTTGATGGGGTCACAGCGCAAGCCTGCTTGTGTCAAAGGTCTTCATTTCCTTCTTCAGTTTCGCGGCGGCCATATTCTTCCCGCTTCGCATGAACGCCCGCTCTTTAAGCCCGCGGTTGCTAATTGAGCGGGCGATCAAGAACGCAACGTCTTCGGCGAGCTCGTCCTGGTCCATCTCCAATTGCCGCTCGGTGCGCGGCGTCGGGTTCATCCGCTTTACCCAGCGGTCCAGCGACTCCTCTTTCCCCGTCAGCCTTTCGACCGGGGGGAAGTGGGGCCGCGCCCCAAACTCAATGCTCAAGAGGTAATTGAACCCGTCCTTGATCGTGACGGCGCCGCTCGTGTCTACCTTTGCCTCCAAGTCCCGCACAGCGTACTTCGTCTCAATAATCTCCTCGCTGCTGTGCGTGCCGTAGGGCGAGGTCTTCTGGTCGAGGTTCCGCTTGGCAACCCGCGCCCCGACCTCTGTGGCTTTATTCAGGTTCTCCCGCGCCTCCGACTCGATTTCAGTCGGCATGGTCGCCAGGTTCGTCAGCGTCTCCCCAAACCCGTCTATGTCAACGGAAAGGCTCATCGCACTCGCGTTGTCTCTAGCGTGACGAACCCGCTCCGGTCGGGATTGCTAATCCGGCCCTGCACCTCCAGGTCATCTCCGCGCCACCGCAGGCGGTCCTCTCGGGTGATGCCATCGGCGGCAGAGGTCCGCATCACGACGGTAAGGGAAGTCGTCTCCTCCTCACGCCCTGCCGTGCGGCTTTCGCTCGGCGTGCCGCGAGTGACCTGCGCAAACACCGTTTCTGATTCGGAGTACGTGACCTGCTCTTCGCCGTACTGGTCGGTCTGAACCGACTTCTCCAACTTGGTCACCTGCTCGTCAAGCCTCATCGGCGCACGCGCCACTGGTCGTAAGCGTTGCGAGAGATCATCCCGCCATCGCTGGCGGTGTCTCCGTCCATCGGGTCGCGGTGGTCAAAGGTTGCTCGGATGTCGTGCAGAAGCTGAAGCCGCAGGTTCGGCGGCAGCGTCTCAAAGCCGGCCTCATACGTGATGCGGGCAGGGCTGTCGATGAGGTTGCCGTCTACCTGCACCTCATCGCCGTCCGTCTCCGCATCGACGCTGGAGAAGGAGCCGTCTTCTTTGATCTCAACCTGCACGGTCGTCTCGTCAACTGGCGGGTAGAGCAGGTTCGCCCTGCCGTAGAACTCGCGCCAAGTGAGCGTCACTTGCCTGCGCGTAAAGAGCCGCCCGGTGTACTTCTCCGCGCCGCGCCGCACGCCCTGAATGATCGTGTTGAGGAGCACCGCATCCGGCACGTCGCCCAGCCGAAGGAAGCTGGCCGCTTCGCTGTTTGAGACCGGCTCCTCTTGGGCCGCTGCAACGTCCACAGACAGCCCGCTCGGGAGCCGCACTTCCGTCGCCTCGCGGCGGGAAAGTTCGCCTACAATGTCCGCGTAGCGACCGCTCATTCGACCTTATAGCCTGCCTCACGTACAGCGTCTTTGCCCCGCACCTTTTCGCCAGTCGGGAGCTTGTACCACGGCCCGCCGCAATACTCTGCGGTCTTCGTCTCCTCCCGCGGGTCCTTCGCCTGCACCTCCCGCTCGGGGACGTGCTCCTCGGCCCATTCGGGAAGCGGGTCCCCCGGTGCAAACGTCTCCGTCTGCACCGGGCGGCCCAGCCGATCCCGCTCAACAATGACCACCATAGACTCAGCCATCCTTACGCAATCTCGATGCCCTTGACCGCTTCAGCGAGGGCGAGGTCCCCACCGCAGCGCCCGCGGAAGTGGTACTCAATCTTCCCGCTCGACTTGGCGGTGTACGGGTCGCGGATGACCTCCATCTGGAGCCGGTCCACGACGTAGTACGCCTGCTGGTAGTCCCCGAAGACGTAAGGAATGTCCCCCTGCCCCGCCGTAGCAGACGCGACAAGATCCTGCATCTCCACGTACTCAAACCCGTCGATAGTGGCGGGCGTGGAGGCGTCCAGGCTCGGCTCGAAGATGAACTCCCCGCTCGAATCCTCAAGCGTGCGGGCGTGGCGCAGGCCCTCGCGGGTAACGCCCCAAACCCCGTTGTTTCGGTACTCCTGCTTCAGCCGAAGCGGAAGGTTGCGAAGCTCCTCCGCGCTGACCGCATCAACTGAATCGCTGGTCGTGTCTGCGGTCGTTACCGTCTGGAAGTTGGCGTCGGTAATCATGCCCTGCGGCTCTCCCGTACCGGTGCCGCGCAGGTGCTTCTCGCCGAGCAGGCGGTCCATCTCCGTGCTCACGTAATCGCGGATCTCCGCTTCCACGTCGAACACCGCGTCCTCGATCATTTGTCTGGTCACGGGGACTTCCACGAAGAACTCGTGGGTGTCGATCACGAGCATGTCGCCGTTGTCGGCGCCGAAGTCAAGCCCGGTGTCATCGCTTCTCGTTCCAGCCTCGCTCACAAACGCCGCGTTCGGGCGGGCCTGGAGCTTGGGGATCTCGACCTGCTTCCGCTCGGTCTGAAGCGTGCGGGCCACCTGCCGAATTGGGCTGATGTCCACCACGTCATCGATGATCTCCTCCACGAACTCCACCGGGGCGAGCGCGTCGGACTGGTTCCCCGCGCCTGAGCCGATGGACAGGTCCTTCGTCTCCCCCTTGCTCTCGCCGGGGTAGAGGTGCTCGCGGTACGCCTCACCGGAGACGTTCGCGCCATTGATCCACTGCTTGAACGCCTTGCGCTCGCCGCTCATCTCCGCAGTATCCGCCCCCGGATTGGTGTCAAGGTCGCGGCGGTTCATCTTTGTCTCTAGCTCATCGAGACGGTCCTGTGCCTTCTCCCACTTGTCGCGGGTTTCGGTGAGCTCGGTCTTGAGGTTCTCCACCTCCTCGCTTTTGCGCTCGGCGGCCTCGCGGGCCTCATACAGAGCGTCCTTAAACTCTCGCTTGTCAGATTCAGAAAGTCCCATTATCTCGGATGGTGTTGATTAGAGTGTGCTCGCAAGTTCTCGTGCCTCCTCTGCGAGCTTGCCGAAGTCGGCTCCATCCGAGTCCTCTCTATCGCTAGAGAGGGAGTCGTTGGCCTTGGTGTCGAGTGCTTCCGAAAGAGTAGCCTTGAAGGCCGCGTCCTCCAGAAGCAGTGACTTGAGTTTGCTGGCAAGCTGCTCAAGTGCGTCGTCGTCTTCTAAGATGCCCTTTACGCCCATGACGCGAGCCTCCTCGTTCATGGGAATCTGAGTCACTGTGAACTCGTGATTCTTAATCTCTTTGAGCCGGCGGGCGTCCTTCTCCTTGTCGTACTTGTCCTTCACGACCTCGTAGCCGAAGGACATCCCGAGGCTCAGGTCGTGCTTCTCGGCGTGTCGAATGTGGGACGCGACCTCCCGCCCCATCTGCGTATCGGTGTTGATGTGCCCCTTGACGTGGACGCCATGCTCGTCCTCCTCCGCGTAGGCGACCCCAAGCCGGGAGTCCAGCTTAAGCTGATGGTCGGCCACCAGCGGGAAGCGCCCGTCGTTGTGGTCAATCGTGCGCTTGAAGGCGCCCTTCTCCAAGATGTCGCCGCCGCGGTCCTTATTGCCGAACACCGCGCCGTAGGCGTCGAACTTGAACTCCGAGTCGGAGTCCTCTTTGATCTCGTACTGTTTCGTTTCAAAGCTCATCAGCCGCCGCTCACCGACCGCTGACTTCATGCCCTCCTCCTCTTCATCATCATAGACCCCCTTCTCCCCCGGCACGTCTTCCTCGTTTATCTGCCGAAGCTCGCCGGGGCGGTGAAATACCGTATCGCCCTCGCCCATCACCTCTCCGTCCTCGTCGCGCCCGACAAGCTCGATAATCACGCCGGGGTTGTCCTCCGACGTTTCGTGTTCGGTGTCTTCCGGCTCAAGGGACCCGCGCACGGTCTCCCCCATCGCAATCGTGTCGATCATCCCATAGGCGGTGCCGCCGCTGGAATCCCACTCCACGAAGTCGCCCTCATTCAAGTCCACCACGTCGGCCTTCAGGAGCCGCTCAATCTTGGCGAAGGTCTTTTCCATGCCCATCTCCTCCGTCATTTCCTGCCACATCTCATGCGTGGCGCACGGCATGAACACCGTCTCGCCGTCCTGCTCGTGAGCGTGAATCCCGTCGCATCCGATCTCGTCGGCCCGCTCTTGGGCGGCCATCGGGTCCATGAACACATCCGGCCCCATCTTCTCCTCCTCGTCGTAACCCTTGCAGCCGCAGTCTTTATCTTGCATTTGCTCCTCGATCTGTTGAGCAGTCGATTGAGCCCACTCTAAGCCTGTCCCTGTTGCCGTGCCGCCCCACAGCGCGTATTGCACGGGGCCGCACCCGTCCGTCCACGTCTCCTCCCCCCAGTCGGAGGGCGGGTCTGTAATGCCTGAAACGTCCTCGGAGTGGGAGTCTAGGTAGTCAGGGATGGCCGTCTCGTGGTCGCCACCGTCTGTGAAGTCCGATTCGGTGAGGTCTCCGTTCACAATGTCCCGCGCCCGGTCCTCGCCAACGCCCGTTCCGCAATCCGAAAGATCGTATTCTTCCTTCGCCTCCAGCGCAAGCCGCGCCGCGTTCTTGACCGCCTCGGGCGGCTCTAGGTCCACCTGCTTGTCTTCGCTCGCGTGGAGGGCGGCAAGCTGGTCGTCCGCCTCGGTCTCGCTGTCGTGGCAGCCCTCTACGCTCCCGTCCGAGTCCTTGACGACCGCGGTTTGATCGTCGTCGCACTCCTCCGTCTCAGAGCCGGGGATTTTTGACCAAGGCATACACAAACACGAAAAGGGCGGCCCCGGCACAAGCCAGGACCGCCCGGTTTCCAGCGAGCAGCGAAAGCTCTAATAGAATGTTGGCGCGCCTAGAGTTTAGGCGCGTCTATTCCGTTAATGAAAGCCTGTGTAAGCGTGTTCCACGAATCGTGTAAGTTAGCTCGTGGGCTCCTCTAGCAGGGGCTATCCCCGCGTGCACGGAGCTACCCCTTTTCGTGTTTGTGTATGCCCTGGTCCAAAGGGACTATCCCCGTGTGCACGGAGTCACCACCGAGCAGTTTTGGAGCGCAAAGCGCCTCCGGGGACTATCCCCGTGTGCACGGAGTCACCCGGTCGTAAGACCCGCGCCGCGAACCGTCCAGGGGACTATCCCCGTGTGCACGGAGTCACCCCCTGCATCTACTCTGGAAACGGCGCCGTCTCGGGACTATCCCCATGTGCACGGAGTCACCCCTGAGCCAAAATGTCAGGGTTCTTGGATCACACAACTCATGTGTGGCCTGTACGACTCAATGCGCGGCGGTGAACTCCATGTATGCGGGGTCACTCGCGTCGGCGTGGCGGCACTGCCAGTGCCCCTAGAGTCAACAGACTCAAACAGGGATGGCTGCGGCTTACGTCCACTCGGCGAGTCTTGTGAGGATCGTTCCTCGGTGGCCCTAGCCCGGAGGGCCTCAAAGACGCGAGAACGGCTGGGCCGTTCAAGGTCTTCGTTCTCTTCCCGGTCGAGGAAGAGGGCACGGATTGCCACGGCTCCCATCTGATCTCGGTGTGCCTCAAATCCGCAGTCCGAACACCGAAAATGCCGGTCGTTCGGATGCACCTTTGATCCGCAACTCGGGCATGTCGAGGAGGTGTGGGCCTCCCCGATCTCGCATACCGTCATTCCGTATCGTTCGGCCTTGTATTCTACCTTCTCAATGAACTGCCGAAAGGCCCATTGATGCAGGCGCCGGTTCATGTCGGCACCGTAGTCAATGTCGTCTCGAATGCCTGTAAGGTCGCCAAACACAATCGTCTCAACGCCTCGATCCCAAAGCTCCTCCACGAGGCGCGTGCTCATCTTGTGCAGATAGTCCTCCGTGCGATTTTGCATCTCAGCCACACGGCGGTTCTTTACGTCTACCCACTTCCACCAGCGGTTCGACCCTGGCTGCTTCGTGTCGATCTCAGAACGGAGTTCAGCAAGGTTCTCGTTGTGCCGCTTGCGTAGGTCGCGGAGGTGGCCTCCGTTTAGGATAAACCCGGCCTCCCCGTCGAAGACAGCGGCGAAGTACGTTTCGCCTAAGTCCACACCCGCCACTTTCTCCCCCTTCGGCTCACGCTCCCGCAACAGCGAGTCGGGAAGGTCTTGCTTTTCTGAGTCGAACTGAACGCAAAGCATTGGCTCTCGGGCCGCGTCATCCCATACGAGCTGTGCAGATATAGGCGGCACGGAGTACGGCCAATCAACGGTAATCTCGTCAATTCCGCGTCCTGTCTTCAAAGCAAGCGTGCCTTCGTCTAGCTCAACCCGGTTGCTCGTCCAGTCTGTGCGGGCAAACCGCTTCGGCTTATACGGAAGCCGTGGGCGAGAGTCTGGGTCTTTGCCATTACTCTTCCACCGAGGCAGATGCTCGTCGAAAAAGTCTTGAACGTGCCCGTAGAATCGACGGATCGGCTGCTGGCGCTGCTGACTCCCCGCCTGAAGCATTACCTCATTCGTAAACGGGTTGGAATCGAAGTCCAGGCGGTCAAACACGGGACGCAACGGCACAGACAGGTCCCAACCGACTTCCCAAGCCCCAATGCCTAAGTGAACTGCAAGGCCACGAATCCTGGCAAGGTCTCGGCACGCCTTGCGGACGTTCTTCGTGAGGCCGCTTGCCGCGAACAGGGCCATCGCCTGCCCCTTGTGCAAATTCTCATCGCGGTCACTAAGCCAATGCCACGCCCGAACGGTCCGTGTCCAGACTTCTCCTGCGGCTCGGCGGTGCGCCTCTACAACCTCCGTGTTCTCAAGGTGTAGCTTCCGAGTCGTTATTGCCATACGCTCACAAACAGAAGAGCCCCGCCGCCACTACGCAGCCGGAACGGGCTCGCTGAAGCCCACTGCGGAGTGAGGGCAGGGCATACACAACAATCAGCGATTGTCAGGGCGGTTCCGGGCGCCCGAGTAATGTGCTTAAATGCACGCATCTACACGCAGCGTGTTTCAGCGCACATTCTTCTCAATTGCCTTAAATGCCTTTTCATACATCCCCTCCGCATCGCCGCTCGTCATGGACATCGCCTGCCAGCCACCGAGGGACTTTTCCTGCGCGGTGATCGTGAGGCGCACGCGAGAACGGCTCGAATCCCCGCGGACGACCGCGTTGTATCGGAGGCGAGACTGCCCAGTGAGAGCGGCCTGAAGCCCCGAGGAGGTCTTGTAGCTGGTCGTGATGAGGCCGCCGGATTGGTTGGAGCGTTGAATGCCAAAGCCGTACTCGGTGAACGAGGCGACCACGGCGCTAAAGACCTCATCTTTCGGCGCGTCGTAGGTGCGGGTCCGCTGATCGGCGGGGATGGACGTGGTTGTGGCGCAGCCGGCCAAAAGAAGTGCGGCGAGAAGTAGGGCGGCGTTACGCATGGGGTTGGCTAGGTGTCTGAGAAGAACGGCTCACCCTATGCACGGACGCGAGGTGCGGTTTGTTACAGGCCAAACGTGCGAGCAAAATCCTCCATCGCAAAGAGGTCCTCGTGCTTCACGTAGAGCTTCTCCCCACACCCCGGCCACGTCTCAGTTTGACCCTGTGCGGCGAGTGCTGCCGGCGTGGTCCACCCGACGAGGCGAACTGTCCGAGGCGCCTCCTCCCACGTCAGCACGCCCACGTCTGCGACGAAGGGGTGAAGCGTGTTGCCCTTGAGGGCGAAGTCGCGGTTCGGCTCGGCGCGGTACTTCACCTCAACCCGTAGCCCTTGCGGTGTTTGGAAGTCGTAGCCTTCATCGCCGTTTTTGCGCTGCTGGAGGTCAATGTCCCACCCGAAGGTCCGCCCGACTGCAATCTCTCCCTTCAGCCCCTGAACGTGCTTTTGCCGAGATTCGGATTTGGAGACAGATCCTGCGTGCGCGGTGTCGGGCTTGCCTTCGTCCCGGCGGGCCGCGAGCGCAGACGCAAGCCTCGCGTCCTCATCGGTGAGCTGGTAGGTCCAGCCCTCAGAGGTCATCTGTTGTGACGGGGGGATCGGTTTGGACGAGGCGATACGCAATCTCTCCGTCGTCGCGCAAATAGAGCCGCACTTCCCCTTTCTCCCGCAGAAGCTCTTTGGCCGCGGCGAGGAACAGCTCTAGGTGCTCTTGCTCTACGCGGGGGTTATCGCTCATCGGGAGTAGGGCCTGAATTCAACTCCATCCTGTTCCTTGTGTAGCCGCGGGTCGTATGGGTGAATGTCCTCCTCCTCGCTTACCATAGCATGAACGGTCCCACCGTTTACATCAATACCACGTAGCCGGTATAGGTGGGTCTGGCCAGACTCGCGCTCCCCAAACCATGACTCTATGCCTGGAGGCTCGGGGATTTCTTGAATCGAAGCTTCTTTTACCTCCATGACCTCACCGTCGTAAGGACCACCTAAAAACAACCTCTCCATATTGAGTAAAGCTGTTATCGGTTTTGGCGCTTGCCCTTGTGGCACTGGTCAAGAATCTGCGGGTCTTCGATCTCTAGGAAGTCCGCGATCTCACGCTGGGTGTCCTCTTCCTCCAGCTCGTAAAGGGGCACCTTCAGCACGCGGCTCGGGTAAAACTCTTTGAGGCGCCCCGTCTTTACGCAGTAGTCCTCCCAATACTTCGCCCACGCCTCTTCGGTCGAGCCTTCCTTGTAGTTCGGGAAGGGCAGCCCCGAGAACATGCGCCCCTCGCGGATGCGGTGCGGCGGCATTGTCTCCACCAGGCTTTCTACCACATCCTCTTGCGGGCGCAGCATCGCCACACACTTCGCTTCGGGCAGGTCTGAAAGCAGGTCTCCCGCCGCCTGCGTGAGCCAGCACGCCACGTCGCCGTCCCAGTCCTGCAAACGGCGTTTATTCCGCCCGTACCGCTCCTCACGCACCTCTCGCCGCCAGTCTAGGCTCCACGTCTCTTCGTGGCCGACCGCCAGGCCCTGCGCGGAGAGCCAGTGGGCGAGAGACTGCGTGCCGCCGCGGGCCGTGCCAATGCCGATGATTGTTTCGTTACTCAAGGGTCTGCTCTGCGTCAATGGACAGGTTGCGTAGGGCTTCTTCTGCTTTTTCAGCCGCATGGGCCGCCCCGCGGTCGTCGTGAGTATCTGCGTAGCCCCGCAGAAGCTCGACCGCAAGGGCAAGCCGCTTGGCGTCTTTCAGGCCGTCAACTTCTACTGATACTTCTACGTCTGGGAGCATAGTTACGCTGGTAGGAAGATCATGAGACAGCGGCAGTTTAAGAGGTCGGGGAGTGGCAGTTGCGGGTCGCCGGGGTGCTGGGCGCGGACCCGCTGGCCGCTGTTGGGGCTAAACCAGACAAACGGCTCACCTAGGTTCGACTCGTTCCCGTCAACCACTTCGTGAGAAAGCCGCACGCGGTCGTCGTCCGAGTCCACCCACTGCTTTCGAAGCGTAGCGGGAAACTGCCGCGCCGCAAACAAGTCTGCTCGGTTCGACGCGGTGGTGATGGCCGTCCGTGCGACTAGGGCGGCTTGCCGTTCATTTCGCGGCCCCATCCTATCCTCAAGGCGGGACACGATCCCGCCGATGCCAAGCCCGTCGTCCCGGGCGCCGGCGATCACCGCCACGATGTTTGATTGAAGCTGGGCGAGGATGGCGGCAACGATCCCGGCCACGACGCCCGCCACGAAAAGGTCCCCCAGCGCCTCCGTCCACTGGTCGCCTGCGCTTTGCTGTGCCTGCTGCCCGGTGCGCTCCTCAATGCGGGACTGAGTGCCTGAGGCAAAGCGGCGCCCCACCTCTCGGTACGTCTCCCGCAGGTACTCGCGCACCTCTTCCCGGTTGCGGCGGATCTCATTCCGCGCCACGCTCGGGGCAAACTCCGCGAGGGTCCCGTTCTTGATGCGCCGGATCACGTCTTCGGTGATCCCTTGCAAGAGCGCCTCTGCCGCTCGGGTACGGGGTTCTACGTAGGGCGTCCGCGCCGCGAGGCGCTCCTCGGCCTTTGTCTCTGCGGTGAGAGAGGAGAGGCCCTTCACGTTATGGACAGAACAACAGTCCATTACTGGGGGTGGGCATGAGCGTAGGAAGCAGCGCAAACGGCAACCGCCTTCCGCGCCGGGGACGGGCCACGGAGCTTCCGCGCACGCTCTACGTCCGCGAGCCCCGCCTTGTATGCCCATCCCGGCACGACAATCACATCTAAGCCGACCATCAGATGTAGTAGATTGAGAAGAAAGCAAGCGCGGTGCAGCACGCGAGGAAGAACAGCATCACGGCTGTCCCCGCGTCGTTCTCGGGCTTGGCGAGCGAGAACACGGCCCCGACAAGCACGAGGTACGCGGCGTTGAGGGCGAGGAAAATGTCCATGGTTAGTTCGGCTGCGGTTCAGATTCTTGCTCAGGGCTCCGCGCAACGGCGAGGGGCTGCTTGGACTTCGGCACCAGGAGCACGTCGGCGCCCTCCTTCGGCTCCTTGCCCTGCCGCTGGCGGTACTCGTTGATCGTGATGGCGCCGGACTCCAGCTCCCGCAGGTCCAGTTCCCGCTTCCGCGCCGGGTCCCCCTGAAGGGCGTTGATGTGCTCGGTCTCGAAGTAGAACCGGCGGTTGTCATCGAATTCGAACTGCGGGCCGAGCCAGTGGGTCAGCTCCCCGCAAATCTTCTCGGCCATCGGGATCGCCGTCTCCGTGTAGAGGGCCTTACGCGCCTGTTTTACGTTGTCATACACCTTGTTCTCGGGGTCGCCCAAAAGCTCAGGCGCCACGCCCATCCCGGTCGCCACCTCACGGGCCGCCTGCTGCATCGAGGGCAGAAGCTCCATGTCGTCGGGGCTAAAGCCGATCCGGTCGAGCCGCGCCTGCCCCGCGTCCTGCATCACTTGCGGCTTGGGCAGCCCATCGGCCCGCATCTCCTGAAAGGCAGAGAGGGTGCGCTGGGCAAACTGGTCCTCAAAGTTCTCCCGCTCCTCCGGCCCCATCTGCCCCGCAAGCATAATTAGGTGCGGCGGCACGCCGTTCGCTTTCAGGAGCGCGTGCAGATACTTCCTGCCGTAGTTCGACACGTCACCGGCCCGAGACACCGCCTTCACCACCGACTGCCCTCTGAACGGATTCTCAGGGTTCACGAGGCGGATCTGGTGCATCTCCCGTGGGGACCACTCTTCCCCGGTCGTCTCCTGCACGTACTGCTGGATCAGCCCATCGGCGTCTTTGTCCACCTCGGGGTCGATCTCGGATGGATCGGGAAGATAAAGCTCGGCGGGGCCGCCCTGCGAGGGGCCAATCGCTTCTACGTACACCTCCCCGTTCAGCATCAGCTTTGTCACCAGCGCCTCCATGAACGAGGAGTTGGACTGAAGCGGGTTCGGGCGCTCGATCAGCTTCGCCGCGTCCTCCCCCGTGATGCGCTGGGGTCGCTCCTTCCCGTCGTACACGCCGATGTCTAGCGTTGCCACCGACGAGGCGACAAGGCTGATCGCCCGGTGGATGTACGGGTTCGCCTGGTAGCCCTCCTCCACGTAGTCGGTGACTTCCGAGTCCCCCACCGTCGCGCCGAACACATCTGCCGACGTAATGGCTCGGCTTTTCTGTTCCAGAGACCGCGACTGAGCGCGGCGCTCCCGGTGCTCCTCAGAGGAGACGGCCTTGGCTTGCCCGAATAGCGAGTCAAAGAGTCCCATTACACGATCAGCGATGGGCTGCGATTATTCGATTCGATGAGCAGGTCCGTCAGCGCCCACACCAAGGCATCCAGGCGGTCGGGGCTGTCTGAGTCCCCCGGCACCCACGAGGTCATCTGCTTCTCTAGGGCGTGGAAAGATCCTGCGTGCTTTACCTGGCTGTCCTCAAAGCCCACGTCCGAACCGCCATACAACGCGGCCACCGGCTCGGCGCGGACTTGCTTGCCCCGCGTGGCCGTGACCTCGTTGAAGTTAACCGTCTGCCCTGCGGTGCCCTGCACGGTATTCTTAATCATGGTGCCGCCGTAGTTCGTCTCCCCGAGCACCGCATCTGCCCGCCAGTAGTCGTAGGCGTCCCGCACGATTTGCCCCCACCTGTTCGGCCCTACTGCACTGTCTACGCTCCGGTCGTCCAAAACGTAGGCGGTGCCGCTAAAGGAAAGCCCCGCCACAACGATGCCCACCTCGTCGGTCCCGCCCGCCGGGTCTACCCCAACCACGATCCGCTGAAACTCGGGCGTCTCCTCGGGGCCAACCCGCACCGCAGACAGGCACGCGCTCGACCACAGGGCGCCCTCCCGCTCCTTGACCTCATTCTGGCACTCGCGGATGAAGGAGTCCAATCCCGATTCGTTGATCCGCGTTTGGCAGTCCTCCAGGTCCTGCCCCTCCCAGGTCGGCGTCCCGCCCACGATCACGTCCCGGTAGTTCCCCGTCCCCTCGTCCTTCTGCCGCTCGGTCTCTAGGTCCTCAACGGCGGGGTGCGGCCCGTCTACAATCCGCCGCTGGAGGAAGTCGGCCCGCCCGTCCTCTAGCCGCGCAAAAATGCCGTTTGGATGAATCAAGTTCTGCATCCCGATCACGACCGAGCCGGTGTCCGACACGGCCTGCATGATCGAGTCCTTGATCGTTTGCAGCTTCTTCCGCGTCATGTCCGCGGAGTCGTGCTTATGGTCGATGTCGTCTAGGATCACCAGATCGGGGCGGCTCTCGTCTACCTTCGCCCCACGAAACGCGGAGTTGAGCCCCAAGGCATCGACGGCAAAGCCGCCCTCCGTCCGAAGCCGCTCCATCGACCAGCCCCGGGTGTTGCCGTACTTCCCAACCTCCGGTTTTGAATGGGCCGGGTAGTACCGCTCGACCTGCGCGGACTCAATCAGCTTCTGGATGTTGCTAATCGCGTCGTTCGCGTCTGACTGCGTTTTCTGCACGTACACCGCGTAGTCGCATACGTCCCGCAGCCCTAAGGCGCACGTCGCAAGCTCTGCTGTGGTTGACTTCCCGCCGCCACGAGGATAGATCCCGACATACGGACGCGGGGACTCATTCGGGCCGATGTCCCATAGCCAGTTCCAGAACCGCTTGTGCCGGTCGCCAAACGGCTCCCCCACATACGCCGGGAAGAGGGCCTCTAGCCACTCCTCCCACTGCTCAGGGGCATCTTCGCCTTCGTCACTCGCCGTCTTGACGCCCGCTTGGGAGGCGACCCCCTCGACCATCTCCTGCAAGGGATCGGAGCTCTTGGATTGCGTCGGACTCGTTGCCATCGGGGACGTACTTTTTGATGAGCGATCCCATGCCCGTCACCAGCTTCTTTACCTCCGCTTCCGTAGGGCGCTCCCGCATCCGCTGCTGGTGGATCTTATCGACCGTGCGGCTGATCCGCTTCTGGATCTTGGACACGTCTTGAAGCATTTCGCCTGTGACCTCTTCTTCGTCTTCGATCTCCGCGAGGTAGCTATACAGCAGGTCCCGCAGCGCCTCGACCTCGGGCCACATCACTCCCGGCTGGTCTTTCTCCTGCGCCTGCTCGCGGTACATCTCCTCCAGCTTCTCTCGCTTCTTCGAGTAGAGGCCATGCCGAGGCGGGCGCCCTGCATCTCGCCCGTGGTGCTGACAGCGCCCACCAGCGGTCATCTGCTTGCAGTACCCCTCCCCCGCGTACTTCTCTCCGGGCTCGCGCAACTCTAAGTCCTCCTTGTTGCCCTTCTTACGGGCGTTGCAATACGTCGGCATACGCTTTGGGCGCTTGTGGTAGTTGCGTGTAAGCACATACACAGAGATGTCAGGTATGATTCGGATGCTTGCACGCAGAGTGCGGGCTTGCTCGCAGGGCGAAAGTCTCAAAGCGAGGCGCGTGTGCGTTTTACCCCTACTACCCCTCCCCCCGTTCGACCGCCCTCGCAACTTTGAACGCCCGGGCCTGTCTACCGAGCTGGCGGCACCGCAGAACGGGACAAAAAGAGTGTTATGTTGCGTTTTTGCCAGGCCGCCCCACACACGCCCCACCCCGCACACAATTCTCCGGTCTCGTGCCGTCCGATCCCCACTCGCGGCCCACTTTATCCCCACTTGCACACCACGCCCTCTTTCATCCGTGCTTCATCGTCTCTTCATCTTCCGACCCTTGACAGCATACACTACCATATATATAATGAGCATCGCATTAGCAGGACACAACACACCACGCCACGCCATGACACACCCAACGCTCCACAAGATCACCGACGCCGACGCTCACGCACTCGCTGAAGAGAAGGCCCAGCTCGTCGATCTCTCCCGTTGGGACACGAGCCATCCCCGAGAGATTGCGGAGGCATACGCCGACCGTGCTGTTGCCCGCGGACTTCCGACCGAGCAGCGCACAGCGTACGCCGCGGCGTTCCTGGCTGAAGTCTCCTCGCGCCTGTAGGACGAAACGCCGGCACCGTCCGGCGTCGGCTGCTTCAAGCAGTCCTGACGAGTCCTCTCACCTAGCCACACCACACGCCATGTTTCGCCTTCGCTGGAAGACCCAACGCCGCACAAACCCAATCGTCCGCAAGACCTTCGATACGGAAGACGAGCTGGAAGGCTTTCTGGAAGGAATGGCGCCCCACATGCTCCGGCGCATGAAGGTCTGGAAGAATGGCGAACGGTATCCGCTATACACTGGGAGCGGACAAGTGCGTTAACACCACGGACGGTGCAGCGTCCATAAATAGGCGTTAAGCTGCACGCGGGCGCCGACCACCGGGCGCCGTCGTTCTTCTCTTCATACCTAGCCAGCACAGCGTCATGCGAACCACACGAGCCGCCACCGACAAGAACCGCTCCGCCCTTCAGGAATCCGCCGAAGCAGTGGAGGAAGAGATAGAGCAGAAGCTAGAGGATAGCAACGTGGGGCACATTGACCGGGACTCCGTTAGGAGCGAGCTCGCCACGTTGCGCCGTGTCCAACGGAGGGCCGCGGAAAACATCTCGTGGAGCGCGTCCCAGATGCTCCGGGGCCAGCTCTCCGACGCCGCACACCGGGCGCGTTCGATCCTCTCCTAAACGCCACGGGCGTCTGGGCGCCCTAAAACCACGTTAGGCCCAGAGCGGGCACCGGGCGTATCGGTGCCGTCGTACTCTCCACACCTAGCCACGCAAACCAATGAACGACCTACTCCACGAGCTCCGCAACGATACGCACGACCCCGAACGGGCATGGGACCGCTTGACCGACGAACAAAAAAGCAAGGCTCTCGCCCTGCATGGGAAACAGCCGATTCCTAACGTCGGACTTTACGGCACGGAAGCGTTCGAGGAGAAGTTGAAGACGTGGGCGAAGTGCGTTCGCACCGTAGAACCGGAGGGAAGCGGAGGGGCATTCTTCGCCGTCGCGGTTCACGGGCGCCCTGAATCGCACACTACGTCACACCACGGGCGTTCGGGCGCCCCTAAATAGGACTTAGGCCCGAAGCGGGCGCCGGCGTTCGGCGCCGTGTCACTCACCTTTCCGACCTACACACCTAGCCCAATGGCTATCGAACCCGTAGACTCCGAACCCGAGTATCCGATCTTCCAAAGCACACCGGACGGCCCGCGTGTCGTGTACCGACAGGCCGTTGCGGAGCCGAACCCGCACCGGGGCGGCTTTTCGGTCTACCGGAGCCGGTCCCGGGATCACATCCGGCACTTTTTGAGCTTTGACGACGCCCAAGAGTTCGCCAAGCAGGTCACGCGGGGCGGGCGCCGTGCCCCGCGGGCGAACCCCATATAACACACCACGGGGCCAAACGGCCCCAATGACGCGCACCACGTTCCCCCGTCCTCGTCGGGCGCGTCGGGTCACGCCAAGCGGAACGCCATGTTCTCACCTACACCTAGCCCTCTGAAGCCATGAACGCTTTCCCTAGCCCTACCGAAGCCATAGAGCACGCCGAACGGTCTGCCGCCGGCGGGACAGACATCGGAGTGTACGCCGTCCAGCGGTTCGGGCGCACGTACTACGACACCGAGGTTTTCAATTCCAACCGCGAATATATTCACGTTGCCACGTCCACCACGGGCGAGCAGCCAAGCGGCACGCCGGGGCACGTTCTCACTGGCTAACACACCACGGGGCGACCGTTGCCCCTATGACCCAGCACATACGCCCGCCCCTTCTCGTGGGGTGCATGGTCGTCGAAGTCCGCAGAGACGGGCGCCACTGCTTTTACACCTAGCCACACCGCAGTTATGTCCACGCTTGTAGAGTTTGACGAGGAAGACGCGCAGACCCTAGAGGATCGCACCGATGCACGGAACGACCACGACGGCCCACTCGCCGGAGATCTTCTCTTGCTCCCCAACGGAGAGACGCGCCGGATCGCCGCACGTCATAACGCCGGGGGAGACCGCGACCGCGTGCAGCCCACAACGTCAACCTGTGGAAGTAGCTTCTTTCTCTGCGAAACGGGACGGGCCAGCTACTCCGGCGGCCTTGACCTGGCCATCTCCACGGGCGCCCTGAAGCGCACGGGGCGCACCAAGCGGGCGAACTTCTGGTTCTTTCACCACGGGTTCCCCGGCGCAGGACGTGGGGTTTACTTCAACGTAGAGGTTCCCGTGTGGTACGTGACCGCGGGCGCGGACATCCCCACGCGGTACGAGGAAGAAACGGAGCCCTACGAATCAAATCTCGCGAGCACCGAACGCATTCGCGAGCTGCACGGCAAAGAGTAGTCCCGCCCGCCCCGAACACGCGGGGCGCCTAACCGGGCCACCTGGCAGTCCGCAGCCTGCACCAACCGGGACGGGGCGCCCTCTCGCTTTGTGCTCACCAACACACCTAGCCATGTACCCGATCACGTTGCACGCCGACACCAACGACGAGCTCGACCACTACGTTAACCGACTACGGAAGGAAGACGCGCCCGATGTGCCGTTCAGCTTTGGGCACCACGTCACCGAAGACCAGGCCGAAGACTACGACCGGCACCGCTTTGTCACCCTAGACGAAGGCGGGGGCGTTGTGGGGATTGGGGAACTCGTGTCTCCGTCGTACTGGCGCGAGCAGAAGCGTCACAACTACGCCCACACGTCCGGCGGGCGGCAGTACGTCATCCGCAACCGCAACGGCGGGACCGTTCTTCTCCCCGTTGTCGTGGGCGAGAAGTCCGACGACCTAGACGCGCACCCGCTTCTCGACACCACGCCGATGGCGTAACGGCACCCCGTTCCCCCGTCGCGCCCTATCACGAGCCGACAGGTTCGCCGGTAGGGCGTAGCGGGAGAATCCGTGCCCGACTCTCCATCACGCTACCCAAAGACCACACCTAGCCAGCCATGAACAACCGAATCACCGCAGCCATTGACCGAAGCGATTTCAAGCCCGAACGGGACCACCGCGACCCGTGGGGACACGCCGCGGGGCTGATGTTTGATCTATGCGCCTACATCTGGGCCGAGACCGAGTGCATCACCCCAGCGGATTGGGGTTATCACCCCGGCGCCGACCCGTCTGCTGAAGTAGAAGAACTGAGAGAGTACAAGCCCCACCTGTACGACGCGTTTCAGCGGGCGAACACCGAGGCCCTCATGCGTACCGGAGATGTTCTGAGCGAGTATTGCGACCGTCTTGAGCGGAACGGGTTCGCGTACTGACCACCAACCCCGCCCCGACGCCCGGGGCACATGGCCCACGCTACGCCTGCACGTTCTCGCCGTGTGGTGCCGCTTCGCACTGAGACAGGCGCCGTGTACTTACATCCAACCCCTACACCTAGCCTATGCACATCACCAGAGAGGAATCCGACGTTCGCCAGAAAACCCGCGACCTCATCAAAGAAATGCTCGATGAGGGCACCTTTTCAGGCACGCCCCCGAGTGACCTTGAAGAGAACCCGCCCGACTTCCGGTACTTCCTCGACTACGACGAAGAACACGACGCCCTAAACGTCGCCGCACTCGCAACGAATACAGGGCTGTACGACGAGAAGGAAAAATACTGGACCGGGGAAGCCCATGAGATTTATCATACCGGGCAGTTTTCGATTGCGACGCCTAGTGAGGGACTTGTCCCCACGTTCTTCCGTAGCAACTCGGGCGTGTCCTGGGGCGGGGTTGACCCCGACGCTCTCGGCCCTGAGATTCAGCGGGACCTAGCGGAGAAGATCCACCCACGCCTCTTTGAGCGCATCAACTAACCAACGCCCCGGCACAGGCGCCGGGGAGAGACTGGCGGGGGTCTCTCTCGGGCGCCGCTGCCCGTTCGCTTTTCGCTCACTCAATCTCCCCAGCCCCATGACCACGACAGCCCCAAGAGGATTCGCAATCTTCTCGACCGACCATGACGAGAGGCCCGACATGTATATGTATATCTCAGATGCGGACACCGCTGAGGAAGCGTTCCGAGAGTATGAGGATGACGTGGGGGTTTTCCCCTACTATAAGGACCGCGGGATGTCCCTAGAGGAAGCAATGAAAGATCATGTGATCCGCGAGGTCCCCGCTGACGTGTGGGAGGACTGGGAGAGCAGTTCAGGCCCATATAACCACCCGCCATTGGATACGCTTTGCTGACAGCCGCCTGATGAGCCCTTTGGCCGGGGCGATAACGCCGGGGGCGTGCCGGCGTTGCGGTAGCCACCGCGTTTCACAAACACCACTTTCAGAATCAACACAAAAGCCCCCACGGGACTCACCCGCGGGGGCTCTAGTCCACACCTAGCCACAGCATAGACGCTACACCCTATGCGCCTGTGGCCTTCGTGTTCACACGACACATGCTTTGTCAAAACCCATGACACTACAAGACGCCAAACTGCTCGGTGACGCTATCAACAAAGTTGAAAGCAGCGGCGACGAGCCGGGGGATGTCGTCTCCTTCCGCGGGGATGGCCGCTCGGTCGTCGTCTATATCCTACAGGACGCCTACGCCTTCAGCTTCTACGACAGCAGAGCAGCCGCAAACCGAGAAGCAAAGTCTCCCTCACTAAACGTATAGCATTATGCCTGTTCAAGAGAAACAATTCCCCCTCTGGATGAGCGAGGAGCTGCATGACTACGTCAAAGACCAGGACAACGCCTCCGCCTTCCTCCGAGGACTTATTCGGGCGCACAGGCGCCGCACCGACGCGGCGGATGAACTGCTCGACCTCTACCCGAACGAACGAGAGGCGATTGCAGAGGCCCTAGAGGGCACGGAGATCGATGAAGGCAGACCCTACGCCCCACAGGTGGCAAGCGCCATGCTAGAGGCCACCGAGCGCAACGTAGATGGACGGTGGGGCGTCCACGACTGGGAGGGGCTGATCGGTGAGGTCGAAAGCTCAGAACCAAAGGCCCGCGCCGCGCTCGCCTTGATCGGTCGGATCTAGCGCCAACCACATTCTAAGGGAAAAGCCCTGGCGCCCTGTGGCGTCGGGGCTTTGCTGTATGGGGTCAAGACTCAACGAGGACCGTCGCCCCGTCCGATCCAGCAATGCGCTCAACGTTCCCCTTCTCGTCCTCCACCTCAATCTCGATCTCGGCCCGCCCCGCCACGCTGAAGTCAACCGGCGCCACCAGCGCGTCCCCCTCCCGTTGGAAGTCACTGAGGCTTTTGCTCGTGGTCGTCCCGTCCGCAAAGGTGACTGTAGCGGTTAGGGAGTCAGGCACAAAGAAAGTCCCGTCCTCTCGCTCAGGCGAGACGGCCAGCTCCTTTGTCTCCCCCTCCGTCACGGTCCCGTCGATGTCAGTGTCAAAAGGCATATCAGTCTTGCAAAAGCGCGTCAATGAGCAGGCTATCGCGGAGGCGGGCGTCAGCGGTAATCCGGTCGCGCAGCACGGCGCGGATCTCAGCGATGCGCCCAGGCACATCCTCCAAGACGGATGCCTGCGCTACCGCCAAGATTGCCGCCGCCTCGTCAGCGCGGAGTGTGGGGTCAAGCGTGGCGAGCGCGGTTGCTGCCCGAACGGAAGGCGCGGCGAGCGCAAGCCCTGTCTCTGTCGTAGCCGTGTCCGACCCGACCTGAAGTAAGGCGCTGTCGCCCGTGATCCCACGCCCCTTCACTGTCCCGCTACCTGCCCCCGACAGCGTAGCCGACACCCCGCTACGGCTTGACTCGATCACGTCCAAGGCAGACACGCCCTCAACGGTCACGGGGGAAAGCACCGCCACGCCCGCGCCGACCTCAAACACCACGAGGTCTGCGCTTCCAGATGCCGTCACGGACTCCCCGCCAACCGCCGCCTCTTGCATGGCAAGTTTCGTGAGGGCGGGCACGCTCGGGATTTCCGTAGCACGGGAGGTCGCGCCTAGCGCAAACGCCCCTTTCACTTCCGACCTCACCTGCTCGCCCGCAACCGCCCTGTCGGTGGTCGAGGTCGCGGCAGCCAGGGAGAGAAGCGCACTTACGCCCTTTACGCCTGCGCCCTGGATAGACAACGCCCCCGACCCGCTCAGGCTTGAGGTGACCGCCGTGCGGCCCGTCTCTATTGCATCGGGCGTTCCCTGCCCCGCAAGGGTAAGCACCGGGAGCAGAGCGCCGGTTTCGCTGGCAAGCAGGTCCGACTGTGCGGAGGGCGATGCCAACTCGGAGGCGATGCCTGTGCTCAACAGCGAGGGCGTTCCTGCCGCAGAAGCGGCGGGGCGCACTTGGGCCAGCCCGGCCTCGGTGATAGACCCGGCTCCGACGCCGATCAGCGAGGCCGCGTCTGCAGTAACGCCCTTTTCAACCATGCTTTCCTGACCCGTGGCAGTGAGGGTGGGCGCAAAGGTTACTGTCAGCAGCTCATTCAAGACAGCAGGCGTAGCCGTCGCGCCAGCGGTCGGCTGCTCTGTGCCCACTCCCAATTCAGTCGTGGCAAGACTCCCCGCCGACGCAAACGACGGCGCCTCCGTGCCAATCCCCGTCGCAGGAGCCGAAAAAGCACCCGCCCCGGTTGCCGATGCCGATTCGTCTGTTTTTCCTACCTCAGTCTGTGTAGGCGTAGCAATAGAGGAGACCACCGCCGATTCGAGTCCCGTCCCTTCTGACAAGATCGACGCACCCGTGGTACTGGTCAGGAGGGGAGACTCGCTTACGGTTACGCTTAGAACGCGAGGCCCGGTCGTCGGTGTGGTGGTAGGCGTGACGATCATTTAGGGCCAGCCGGATGTAAGATCAATTGCCTCTAGTTCGTCTATCGTCGTCGCCGCCTCAATCTCAGATAGAAGCTGCGCCTCGCGGTTGTAGGCCGCCTGCACCTGCTGATTGACCGCCTGCACGACTGCCGCGAGGTCGTCGTAGGAAAGCTGAACGAAGTCGTTGCCGGCAGTCTTCCATCTTACGCTCCACGTCGAATCAGTGTCTTTCCCTGCCGCCTGAGCATAAGTCAATTTGCCCACCAGCTTTTGCTGCGCCTCCGCGTCCGCGTCGAACTCGTGGTTGCCGTAGGCCACAGGTTTGCGAGCGTGTTGAGTGCGGCGAGCGGCGGCTTCTTCTTTAAGGTCCCCGGCATACTCTTCCACAGTTTTCGTCTCGTATTGCGCGACTTTCCGCATCACACCTCGTGCCTTGTCCAGTACGTACTCCCACCCGACTTGCTTCTCTGAGGCAGAGGGGTCGCCCTCTTCGGTACGGATCGGGTAGTACCCGTGGCGCACGTAGTCGCGAATCTTCGCGGGCTTTGGGATTACCTCCGTCGAGTGCTGGCGCGGGTCGTCTACGATTTCTCCGGTCCACGTCCCGCTTTCTACAATAGCATATCTAATATCTGACATATCAATCTACTACTGTTCGACCGCAAATCCGGTGACCTCATTCGGGCCTGTCTGTTTAAGGCCGATCACACTTACCACACCAGACCCCGACGCAAGCGTAGGTGCTATCGCACCCGACCACTTAAACGTCCCGCTCCCACCGTCTACAACTACCGAAAAGCCAAACGCGCCCGCGTTCTCAACGCTTACGTATGCCACAGATCGCCGTCCATCGCCAAAAGTCTTTGCGTTGATCTCAATTGGGCCATCGGCTCCGCGAGCAACGTGGACGACATTGTGTTTTGATAAATCGGCAGGTACGGGGTCTTTCGTAAAGTTAGGTGAACCACTGATCCCGACGTTGTTGCTATCGTTTGGCGCAAGGATGACCCGCCCGTCACCTGCCTGCGCTGCGCCCCTGAACGCATTGATCCCCTCTCCGTGACTCGGGCCGCTTGTGTAGGTGTCACTACTCGGGTCGAAAATCCCGACGTTGCTGCTATCGTCTGGCGCAAGGATGACCCGCCCGTCACCTGCCTGCGCTGCGCCGTTGAACGCACCTCCCCCCTCTCCGTGACTCGGGCCAGACGTGTAGCTGTCAGTGCTTGGGTCGAAGATGCCGACGTTGTTGCTATCGAATGGCGCAAAGATGATCCGCCCGTCACCTGCCTGCGCTGCGCCGATGAACGCATTGCCCCCCTCTCCGTGACTCGGGCCAGAAGTGTAGCTGTCATTACTCGGGTCGAAAATCCCGACGTTGCTGCTATTGTTTGGCGCAAGGATGACTCGCCCGTCGCCTGCCTGCGCTGCACCGATGAACGCAAACCTTCTCTCTCCATGACTCGGGCCGCTTGTGTAGGTGTCATTACTCGGGTCGAAAATCCCGACGTTGCTGCTATCGCGTGGCGCAAGGATGATCCGCCCGTCGCCTGCCTGCGCTGCACCGCTGAACGCAAACCTTCTCTCTCCATGACTCGGGCCAGAAGTGTAGCTGTCACTGGCTGGATCAAAGATCCCGACGTTGTTGCTATCGTTTGGCGCAAGGATGACTCGCCCGTCGCCTGCCTGCGCTGCACCGCTGAACGCAAACCTTCCCTCTCCATGACTCGGGCCAGAAGTGTAGCTGTCACTGGCTGGATCAAAGATCCCGACGTTGTTGCTATCGTTTGGCGCAAGGATGACCCGCCCGTTACCTGCCTGCACTGCGCCGAAGAACGCATTGCCCCCCTCTCCGTGACTCGGGCCAGAAGTGTAGACCGAAAAATCAAATGATGAGACAAAGGGATTCGTCGTCTTTTCTGCCGCAGGGAGCGCCGGGTCATCCACGAAATCGGAGGGCAGCACGCCGACGAAGACCTTATCCCCGCTCGAAAACGACTGCGCCGACGTTCCTTTCTGTCCTCGGTTCACCGTCAGCGTCGTGCCTGAAATAGACGTGACTTCCATTATCTCCATGTCGTCCTCTCGCAGGGGCGACTGATCCACGAACACGGAGATCAAGAACGGCGTGGCAGGCGGATTCGTCACCTCACCCACGTCGACGCTTGTATCCGTGGACGTGATGCCGCTTGCAAGCGAGGTACGAACGGCGGTGTCGTTGACGCCGAAGGGGAGGCTGGTTGCGCTACTCATAGCTCAGGTATGCTCTGCACAGACACACGAGGGGCGCGTCCCCGCCCCGACGAGACTGTCTAAAATCACGAGACCGTGACCTCCAGATCCCCGGCAGCCACCTCGACGGTATCAATCTGGCTCAAGTCCCGGCTCTGCGACAGAGCAGCCACACCGATGAGGTGATCCGTTGCTGAAGAGTCTCCCGACACCGAATCGGACTGGAAGTTCACGATGAAGGCCGCGTGGTCGACCGTCGTAGAACTATCGCTCGTATCGAAGGCAATCTTCGAGTCGTTGTCGAAGCCAAAGTCGCTTCCGATCTGCCGCGTCGTCACGGGGCTGGACTGACGCGCATACGCGCCACCGGAAGGCTCCGTCGTGATCGAGGCCACGTCGTCTGGGTCGCTGATCGAATCGGTCGACTGGTCGTAGAGGGCGACCTTAACCGTCTCGCCGTTCGCGTTATTCTCGATCACGTACTCTTCGCCCACGTTCGTTAGCAAATTAGCCATTGCTCTTTATAATTTGCTTAGGAAGAGTGAAGTCGTCTTTTTCGTCCCATGCTCTTTGCCCAAATCTGCTGCGGATTCCCCACCACGCGAGCTTCCGTCGCCACCACGACACGCCCGTCACCTCCGCGATCTTGTCAAAAAGCAAGTCCGCGTATAGGCGGCTGACGCGGAGCCTGCGGTGCCACGTCCCATCCCATCGGCTCGCAAGTATCGGATACTCAGGCCTGCTTAGGTCGCCTTGCAGCTTATAGAGAACGTCGTGCGGAAGGCTCGCGCTGAACAACCGATCCTCGGGCACGACGCCCTCCGCAAGCGTCGGGATGCTCGGGTCGTATTCGACGCCTGCTGGAATGAACATCCGGTAGCGCGTGCCGCGCAGATCGTACTCCCACTCCCAATCCTTGACGAGGGTGCGGGTCCACTCATCGTGGGATGGCTCGGAATGGGGCGCGGGAAAGTGGCTCATCGCAGCCAATCCAGTATTGTCCCTCCAAGCGCATCTACGACACGGGCCACTAGCTTCGCCGCCCAATCTTCGCTAATGAACCATGTGATGACCGTCGGCAACTCCTCCAGCATCTTCGCCACGATCTCGGCCACCGACTCGCGCACCTCGTCTTCGGAGGCATCCCCCGAGAGGGATTGCGCGGCCATCGCCATCGAGTCGCCCGCCTGAAAGTCCTTCGCCTTATTTGTGATCTTCTGCTTGCTGTACGCCATCTGTGTCTGTGATCCATGCGTGCAAAAGTCCGCCGAGCCCGCCGAGGACCGCCGACCCAGCCTCAATCAGAAAGGGCACATCGCCCTGCGGCACCACACCGGCCTGCACCAGCGCGTAGGCGATCAGCGCAGCGATTGCCCCGTAGATTCCTGAAAACTGCCCGTAGCGGCGTTTGTCTTTCATATCAAGCCTGGCTCCTCGTAATCCGCGTCCACGATCATCTGAAGAATCTCTTGCACCTCCTCCAGCTCCCCCTCGTCCGCCTCGTCCGCGGCCCTGCATACGCGCTCAAGCACACGCTTGAGATCCTCCCGCAGCGTCACGGAATGGTGGATGGCCGTCTCAATTTGACCCCTACCTGAAAGCGCCATCTTACTCGTCGTCTATCTGTGGGACATCAATATCTAAGTACCATCGCATCTGAGGCCACGTCATCTGCATGCCCCTCTTCGAGCGGTAGCGGTTGCACCCTGCACGACGGGTGCCAATCCGCATCTGAAGGTCGCGGGTGTCTACAACGCCGTTATGGGCGCACCTAAATCTGTCGTCCGTATCGATGTACTCGCGAACATGCATGTCGGCCCTAGAAGTCTCTCGAATCAATCGGGTAGAAGGCCGTCATCCCCTTGTCCGTGATGCCGTGGCAACTTGCCATCGTCTGATACTCTGAAGGCACACCCTCGCCGATCCGCTCCACAAATTCGCCCGCTGGCTTCGGGCTGCCTGTGACCACAATCGGGGGGCCGTCCCAGGGCACTAGCCCTGAGATGTGGTAGTGACCCATGTAGGCTACATCGAAGTCATGCTGCTGGAGCGTCGAAAGCCACTCCTTTTTGCGGGCGCTCGTCTCGGCCTGTGGCCGGCGGTGCTGCCCGTGACGAAGGTGGCCCTTTAGCTTGCCGCCACGGAGCGGGAAGCTGCGGTAGTTCTTCGCCTCCCCGATTCGGAACCGGACATTCTCCAGCATACCCGCCTCCTGCTGGAGCGTGGCGACCGTGTGCCGCACGTCCTTGTAGAGAATCAGGTCGGAGTTCGCCTGCTTGGACTTTCCGCTTGCCCTCTGCTCGCCGTGGTTACCCGACTTGGCGACGATGTTGAGCGTGTCGAAAGCAGTCGCAAGCCGTTTGATCTGGCGGTACAAGGGCTCCCTTAGCGTCTCCACCTGCTTATCAAGATAGGCGTCAATGTCTTCATGCTGCCCTTCGTAGATGCCTTCCGAAGTCACCAAGTCTCCGCCCCAAAGCAAGTGGCAGGTGTCGTACTCCGCGTCGTGGTGCTTCGCAAGGCCAATCGCCTTGTCGGTGATGTAGTCCAGTACAGCCGGAATCTGGTCGGTGCTGTACACGACCTCTCCCGTCTGGTCTCGGACGAAATCCCCGGCGTGAATATCGGTCAGGTGGATTACCCAATCCTCCCGTCCCTTCTTCGCTGGCATCTCTGTATCCGGCACGTCGAGCCCACGGAATTGCCGCACGAGCGCGTCGTGGCGCTTCTGCCACCACTGATTCGCTTTCCTCGTGCGCTGGCCGATGTCTTCGGAGGACCGAAGCGTCCCCGCATTCTCAATACCGACCGTCTCGGACTCCTCATCAGCGTACACCTCAAAGCCCCGCTCACGCAGGTTTCGGAGGTGGGCGCCGACCATCGACGGTCGTATTCCCAAGTCCTCTGCAAGCGCCTCGACCGTAGTGCTCGTGCGTAGCTTGTGGACGATGTACTCCTCTCGACGCGTCAGCTCGCTGGCATCTGCTTCACCGCCACCGTCTGCGAGCTCAAGTTCATTCGCTGCAACGAGATACGGGTCCTCTTCTGCATCGGAGGGACCACCGTATGCCTCCTCCGTGTGGCCCTCTACCCATTCTGTCAAAGAGCGCAGGCTTTCACCAGACGGAGTGCGGCTTCCGCGCCGCCATCGCCGCCAACTACGGGTCGAGATCCCAACCTCTTCTGCGAAACCCTTATGCGTCAAGTCGGGGCGCCCGTCTACGATTCCTGCGGCGCGGGCGACCAACTCGGAAGGCTCCATCTGCTAAGGCATCTATTCAAGGATGACGTAGCCCTTCTCCAGCTCCACTCCCGTCGTCTCTTTGATCCGTGCAGCTTTCTGGTAATTTCCAGCCTGAGCCGCAGCGGCCAGTGAGGCTTCTGCCACTTGGCTGAGGTCCTCGTCTGTGTGTCGGTCGATCCTCTTCGCCTCCTCCCAATCCTCTTCGTATAGCGCCTCGCCCATCAGTTGACGCGCACTCACGCCGTGCACCTTTGTCTTCCAGGCGTAGTAGAGCCGCGCCCACTCAAGCATTGACCTCCCCGTCCTTTGTGAGTGTCTTGGTCAACGTCTCTCCCACCAGATGCTCGTAAATCCGCAAACACGTCAGGATCAGTGTTGCCGCAGCACCGAGCCCGACCATGAGGTCCGCAAAAGCCGACACTGAGAACCAGTTGTTAGCGGCAGCTAACGAGGCCCACGTCGCAAGCAGCAAGTTGTCCAGTATGGCGTTGCCCGTTCGGGGCGGTCGCTTGTCCATGGCATTAGGCGGGGTCGTGCTCCGCGTGAATATGCGAAGGCACTTCCCCATCTGCCTCTACCCTCCATTCAGCGACCACATCGTATCTGTCCCCAAGGATGTTCTGCATTTGCGCTGCGACACGCTCATGCGATCCCAGCTCCCACACCCGCAGGTCGATGGCCTTTCCATCGTAGTGAAGACTCCCTTCCATGTGCTCCCCATCTTCCGCAGACGTGACCACGAGGGGCTGCTCGGTCGCCGCGTACACCTTCGCTGCCGTATCCAAGATGGCCTCCTGTGCGGGCGTCCCGCTCATCTTCACGGAGGCATCTTTGAGATGATAGCAGGTGCCAGCCTCGGTGCGCTGCATCGAAAACAGTGGTTTCAGAACGGAGGTAAGCGTGTAAGCAAATCTCTTGATTACACTTACAGACCTCCCTGCCCACACGTTTCGTGTGACCTCAAAGACAAAGAGACGCCACAAGAAGTGAGATACTACCGCTCCGCCCTAATACTGCGCTGACTCCTTATTCACCCCCCCCCCCCCCCCATTGACAATTCGGGACGCAGTATCGGCCATGCCCTCCGTCATCATCTGGGCAGAAGCGTCTGGGAAGACGACAGCCCCAAGCACTTCGACCCTGATCTCGCTCCCGTCCTCACGGCGAAAGATCGTAGCGCCATTTTCGCGTCCTACCTCTTCAAATAAGACGTGGCGCTCAGGCGCGTGGAAGCGCACGCAAATCTGATCTTCAGAATGCCTCCACGCCTCTATGACGACCTTATCTTGCCCATTGGCCCAGCGGACCACGTACCGACCAGGGCCGTCGATCTGATTCACCTCACGGGCTAGGACCAAATCGCTGTCCATCCACGGCCCCATCCAGCGACTGTTCACATAATGTGCAGTCCCCTTATCAGGCATTCGGTCCACTGGGATGATTTCAGAGTCAATGTAAACGTTAGTGGAACTGGAATCCGCGACCGGATACTTCTTCACATTCTGATTATATGCAGGCGGGTTCACACTCTCAACCCGGCCTCCGAGCACACGACGGATTTTTTTCATTTGCTTGTAAGAGATGTCCCGCTCGTCGCGCTCGTAGGAGCCGTAGGTGCGTTCATTCATGTCCAGTCGCTCGGCGGCCTGCTTCTGAGTGAGGCCAGCCCTGTCACGCAGCTTGCGGATCTCTTCGCCCTGTGTCATTTCTGAAACACTCATAACACGCAAAGTGTTTTGTTTTTGGTATGAAAACGAGTTCCCCGCCTTCAACTTGAACCGTAACACGCACACGGGCCAATCCTTGTTACATGGAAAAGCGTGAAGATGCCCCCGCCGCCCTCGCTGATCTCCGTGAGCGGGTCAAAGAAAAAGGGTCAATTGCTGAAGTTGCTCGCAAGGTCGATATGCCCCGGGCGTGGCTATCTCGCGTCTTGAGCCCCAAGACGGGTCGCAAGCTCAAAGAGGTCGCAAACCTAATAGACGACGACTAACACTTAAATGAGTGTGAAGACTATTTAGAGTGGAACCGTGACACGCTTACCTCATTGATCTACACGCAGACACGGGACGGGACATCCCACGGCACATACTTGGCCCAGGTGGCTCACGCAGTGGATGTCCCGTCTCCTCCGAGCCGCCTGGGCTTTTTTTCTTGCCCCTACACCGACATGGATGAAAGCGAACGCAAAGAGCGAAGCGGCAAGCCGCAACCCCACGCGATCCGTCTCCGGCAAACCGCCCGCGAGCGGGAGCGAGAGAGGAAGATTCGAGAGCTGAAGCGGCAGCACCGCGTCTCCGATCCGATTGAGTAGCGCCCGCAGACTGCGGGCAGGGCGCCGCGTGTCGCCCCCATTACCCACACGCATACGGTTGGCGCGTGTCCAGACTTGGACGCGCCTTTCTCTCACTCTTTCTTCCGCATAGCAAACGCGCTCTGCGGGAAGGAAGGGTCGAGGCTCTGCGCCCCGGGCTTAGGAGCCCCGGGGCATTCGGCCACCTTGGATGCAGAGCAGGATCGTGCCCTGCCGTGGCCGCGGCAATAGAAAAAGCCCGCCTCGGGCTGCAACCCGGGCGGGCCTAGCTAGACTCTCACTTGCTTCCAACAAGGATTTATGCCTAAGACCAAAGCACCAAAAGAGTTCCACGAGCCCGGGCAAGGGGCCTCGATCACATCTCACGACCTTCACGAGCTCATTCCCATGAGCAGCAAAGATGCAAGCCGTGGCTGGCGCATTCTCTACGACGAGGACGACCAGGGAATGGCCTCCATCGTCTACGTCGAGTGCCACCCCTCTGACGGATACAGCCGAACGATCTATTACGGCTCCGGCGAGCAGACGGTGAGCCAAGACATCTTCCAGCGCCACTTCAAGGGGCGCCTCCAAGAGATCGACGCGCCGCCGATCTGGGACGACATGATCGAACGGATGGATTCGGTCGAGGACGCAGTGGCCCACATCAACACGTCTCGCACCGACGCGGCCCTCCGTGGGGAGGTGAGAGCATGAGTAGGCTCGCAGCACGCTCCCCCGCCGCACCCTTCTCAACAAGCCGACCTGGCCCGATGCCTCAATACCCACCGCAAGCGACCACAACGACCGAAGCTCAGACGCTTCGGCAGATGGTCCAAAAGCGAGAGGCAACCATCGAGCAGACCCGCGTGCAGGTGCGGGCGGCCCTCTCCTACCTCGACAAGCACGAGGGGGAGATTCCGCAAGAGGTGCGCGGCACCCTTGATGAACTTCTCAAAGCAGCCCTTAGCCCCGATGCCCCAAGTTAAGCCCGAACACCGCCCCGGCAGCGACTTCAACGCCGCTGACCGCGTGGCCCTCAAAGAGTCCCGCCCGCCCGACAGGACCGGCGAGAAGTGGGGCATGACGTGGGCCGGGTGGCGACAGTTCCCCGAAGGCTCCAACCGCTTCGGGAAAATCCGGGCCTACATCACCGACCCAAGCGGAGACCTCCTGATGGGCCTGCAAATGCGCTCCGTCAGGCGGCAGTCGAAGCGCCCATACCACACCGTTGAGTCGTGGGATGAGCTCGACCAACGCCTGTGGCGACTGTACTGGACGCGTCTCTACGACGACCACGACCCGCTAAAGGCCGAACAGGAGTACATCCGGCGACAGACCGACGCGAAGGCCAAGCGCCAGTCCTACGAACAGTGGCGCGAGCGGCAGCGGGCAAAGTGGCGTGTGGAGACGGAGCACCTGCCCGACCGCACGCTCTGCCGCATCATCGACTAAGGCATCCCCGAGAGGGGTGCCAGGAGGGGCTCACGAAGTCGGTCGGCCCCTCCCGGCACTCTTCTCATAGCTCAACACAGACCGATGGAAGACAGAGACTTGAAAACAGTGGTTTCAGAAGGGCGGCGCGAATGGGTGGACATCTCGGAAGACCTGCACAAGCCTGTCCCTGCCTCCAAGATCGACACGAAGCGCAAGGGCGGGGCCGAGCTCAAGTTCGTCCCGTGGTATCAGGTGAACCGCCTCCTGCACTACTACACCAACGGCTACTGGCACTACGAAGTGACGGGCAAGGAGATCATCGGGGACCGCCTGTGCCTCACTGTGCAGATCGTCATTGAGTCTCAGGACGGCAAGCACGTCCGCGAGGCGACTGGATCGGAGACCCTCGACACCGACTCCTACGGCGACTTTCAGAGCAACGCAGAATCGATGGCCTTCCGCCGCGCCGCCGCCCGGTTCGGGCTGGGGCTGCACCTCTACAACGGCGGCTGAGTGCGTGGAGTCACGCATTTCTGTGAAACATGCTTACACGTAGCGTGTTATAATCCACGCATTTTGTGATTCCCTCTGGAGCAGGGAAGCAGCACTTACAAACTGCCGACTTTGCCCCGGCACCGCAGCTTCCCTGCTCCCACGAGATGCGCGGTGACCGGGGCTTTTCTTTTGCCGACCTGAGATCTTGACGACATGGACGATCCGATCAATCACATTCTCACCTCGGACCTCTCAGCGTCCCTGCAAACGCTCTGCGTGTTCGTCCTGAACAACGCTGACGAGGACGGCTGGTGCTACGTGTCTCAGTCCGAGATGGGCGAGAAGCTTGGGGTTTCGCAAGCGGCCATCTCACAGCGGGAATCACGGACCGATTTTCTGGACCGAGACGGGCAGCGCGTGCGGGTTATAATCGGCGGCGAACCAGCTTATAAGTCGTCTGACGAAGATATAAGCACAGCTAATAATGAGGCGGGCAAAGATAAGCCCAAGGCTAATACTATAAGCAGCAAAGATAAGCCCAGAGCTAATAGTATAAGCTCCGATAAGCAGAGCTTATACCCAAACCCCTATGAGGCGGCCCCGGCAAATACCCCCTCAAGGAAAAAGAAAGTTTCCACACCTTCAAAGAAAAACTCAACTCCCCCTTCGGATACTCCCTCACTAGGTTCGGTCGTATCCGGCGACGGGGCGCCGAGCCATGCGGATTTGGAGTTGGTGAAGGGGCTACCAGAGGACAACACCAAGCACCCCGCTGTGGGCATCTTTGCCAGCAAAGCCCACTTCAGCCCTAGCGAGTATGATCGAAAGCGACTGATTGAGGTGGTCGGGGAGGAGGACACAGAGCGATTTTCCAACCGGATTGGGCTGTGGCGGAAGACCGCCGAGGAGTGGCGCCAGAACGACTACAACTGGTCGAACTTCGACGGGCTGCTGGACCGCTATACCCAGAAGCTCGAAAACTACGGCATCATCAACCGCTCGGACTACAACGGTGGGCTGGACTTGCCGGAAGGCGAAGACGTGACGGCAGAAGAAGCTGGATACGCACACTTGCTTGAAGAACGATGATTGAGACCGCTCTAAAGTTTGCACATTCAGGGATGCCAGTCTTCCCGGTTTCGGAGAATGGCAAGGCCCCGCACCCGATGGCGTCCAGCGGCGTGAAGGATGCCACCACAAAGACTGAGCAGGTCGAGAAGTGGTGGGACCGCGCTCCGAACGCCAACGTCGGCTTTGCGACGGGCAGCATCTTCGTGATCGACGTGGACGTGGATGAGGAGAAGGACGGGCGGGTGGCCTGGAAGCAGCTCTGCGAGGAGGAAGGCGGCGCCCCGACGACTACCACGGTCGAGACGCCCTCCGGCGGGATGCACCTGTACTTCCGTGCCCCCGAGGGCATGACGATCAAAAACAGCGTGTCCGACTTGGCCGAAGGCGTAGACGTTCGCGGCCACGGCGGCTACGTGATCGTGCCGCCCTCCTCCACCGAGTCAGGGTCCTACTCCTTCGCCATCGAGGAGGGCGCGGCAGAAGCGCCGTTTTGGTTGCTCGACGCGGTGCGGAAGCCCGAGCGGGATACCGCTGAGGAGATGCCCGAAGAGATTGAGGAGGCGCCGGACAAGATCCCGAAGGGAAAGCGCAACGACCGCCTCACCTCCCTGGCGGGCTACGTGCGGCGCAAGGGCATGGGACCGGATGAGATGCTGTCGTTCCTCACGGCGGTCAATGAGAGCCGCTGTGAGCCGCCCGTCCCCGAGAAGGAAGTGCGGTCCATCGTGGAGTCGGTGTCCCGCTACGAACCCAGCGATGCCCTCCAGGCGACCGCAGACGGCGCGGAGCCGAGCGAGGAGTACCGGGAGAAGGCTCGCCGGCTGGTAGCCGCGCTCTACGCCGCCCCGCACCACGGGCCGCTAGTGCGCGGGTCGCTGCCCGAGCCGGACGACCTACCCGCCCCCTACGGGAAGGTGCTTGGTGAACTGCTCGATCACGGGCTCGGAGAAGGGAACCTGGACCGCGCCTCGGTGGACGTGCGCCTCAACGGGCAGCTTGATGAGGTAAAGGACCCCGAAGGGTTTGATGCGGCGCAGTTCCGCGACAAGGACTCCCCCTCCCAGCTCATCGCGTGGGCCGACTCGCTGAAGAACCGCGACACGAACGCGGGGATGGCCTCCACGCTCCGCGCCGTTGCCTCTCGCATCGAGAACGACGACCGCCACCCGAACGAGTCGGTGAGCGAGGTGCTGTCCCGCATCCGCGAACACACCTCAGACGAGACGGCGCAGATGACGCCAATCTCTGACGCGGCGCAGGATGCGCTGACGACCGTTGCGGAGTGGAAGGAGGGCGTCACCGCCGACCGGCTTGCAACCTGGCCCTCCGTAGACGACAAGATCGGCGGCCTTGAGGTCGGCCAGATGACGGTGATGGCAGGCTTCACGAGCGGCTTCAAGACTGCCTCGCTTGTAGACCTTGCCAAGCGGGTTGCGCTGCGGCATGAGGACGAAGAGGTGGCGATCCCCCTCTTCTCTGCCGAGATGGACGCGGAGGACCTAACCCACCGCATGGCGGCCAACATCTCCAACGTCTCCAAGCAGACGCTTCGCCCTGACCGCAACGGCAACGTCACCGCTACTGAGGAGCAGTTTCGAGCCTATGAAGACGCGCTTCAGGAGGTGTCGAACCTGAACATCGAGGTAGACGAGCACCCGAACCCCTCCTACGAACGGATGCTGTCGCATTGCCTCCAGATTCAGGCCGAGCAGGAGATCGCGTTCGTTGGCTTCGACTACATCGAGAAGATGGATGAGAGCGGCGACACCGAGGAGCTTCGGGTCTCGCAGATCGCGCAGAACTTGAAGGCGCTTGCCAAGCGGCTGGATGTGCCCGTGGTGACGCTCTCCCAATACAGCCGCCAGCACAGCCCACATACGCAGCTCCCGCAGAACCACTACCTCCGGTACAGCGGGAAGATTGAGCAGGAGGCCCAGACGATCATCCACTGGTACTACCCGAAGTACTTCGTGGACCGGGGCGTGGACGCGGGCGCCGTCAAGAAGTACGACCCACAAGACGAGAAGGCGATCTACGCGGTGATCGGTAAGAACCGAGAGACGGGCATCCCGAACGCCAAGCTCCACGTCAACGAGTCCACAGGGCGATTCCTCGACAAGTACGACGAAGACCAACCTTCGCCACAGCCGAATGACAAAGCGCCGTTTTAGACATGAGTGATGTGCGAGTCACCACGAGTCACCGCCGCCGCGCAGAAGAAGAGTTGGGCGGAAGCGCCCGAGAGCTTGCCGAGAGTGTCGTGGTTTGTGAAGACCATGACCCCGCCTATTATGAACGTGGTCAGCACGTAGGGCGGGCGTGCCAGTCTTGCGGAGAGGTCCTTAGCGAGACCTGGATTCCGCACGACGAGCTTCCCGACGACTACGAGACGTTCGACCTCGACCGTGTGGAGGAGCAGCAGAAAAGAGAGTATGAGCGGCAACGGGAGTTTTACGATGGGCTCATTGACTCGAAGGCTGAGGAGATCGCGCAGGACGAAGTGTACGACGAGGCTCGCGAACTGACGCCCCACGAAGACGCTTCTGCTGCCGCTTGGAAGCAGGCTTTTGAGCGCGTCAGCACGAGGGACGCAAAAAGGATGATCCGACAGAGCTACTACAAGAGCGATGCGTGGGCCGCTCGCAGACAAGCAAAAAGGGAGGCTGCCGACGGGCTCAGTTGCGAGGCGCAGCTTCCAGGTTGCACGGGGGATGACGACCACATTCACCACAAGTCCTACGAGCACCTCGGCTGTGAGCCGCTTTGGGACTTGGCTGCCGTCTGCCACCACTGCCACGACGTTATACACGGGCAGAAGGAACCGGCCACAGCCGAAGCGGAGAAGGTCGAAACTGAGGTTGCCTACGAAGACCTCTACGGCGAGCCTGTCCTAAATGGAGAAGACAGCCCAGACCTCCCCTTTTAGCACCGCGCCGCCACGACGTTTTAATCAACCAAACAGCATCATGGAAGGTCGCTCATTTAAGACGGTCACGTTGCCTAATGATTTTCCACACTTGCCTGCCTATGAGCCAACTAAGGTCGAATGTAGGTATGACCCTGAGTTTGGCAAGTTTGACGTTGCAATTTCTAGGCTGAGTCATGAAGATGGGCGCATTTTAGAGCAGTACTCTCCTGGGATGATCTCAGAGCCTGATGAGATATTTAGGATGTTGACAGAGGATTGGGCAATAGAGTATCCCGATGACTGGGCTATCAAGGTTAGGGCTGACTACAGTGCCTCCAAGTCAACACCGTTCTCAGCGGGAGGATCTTCTAGTTATGGGATATACCATCCAGAAGGATTGGAACTAAATGAGGAGATATTCCAGCCCGAAGCGGAAAATGCTTAGATGATTCTATCGATACAGCACTAGCGGACGCTCATCCGAAAGCACCGCGCCGACGCGCGCTTTTGAATCGACCTAAAGATCCTCCGACTTTGGGCGTTGGCAAGTCCGGTTTAAGCCGCCGCGTTGTGGTCGCGGTCATCGCGGGTTCAAATCCCGTCGCCCAAGCATCCGACACCTTGAATCGACCTGACGCGCCATGGACCTCGACAACATTGGCGACACGATCCGCGAACTCCGTGAGATGAGAGGTTGGTCGCAAGGCGATCTCGCAAGGCGGTCGGGAGTTGGCCGGTCAAATATCTCCGAGCAGGAGAACAAGAATAACCACCCCGAACTCCGGTCGCTGGCGAAGATCGCTGACGCCTTCGATGCCCGCCCCTCCGAGCTTCTCAAAGACGCTGGACTCTAATCAACCCCCTACCCCCATGAACGACCTAGAGCTGGGCCAGCGCCTCGCGCTGCCCTACGAATCCGGCGACACCTCCATCAGCGTGCCCGCTGAGATCACTGGCATCGGCCTGCCCGCCGTGCGCGTGGAGACCGACAGTGGAGAGGTTTTCATCCGGCACGCTCGCAACGTCACCGAATGGACACGCCACCTGCGCCGTGCCTAACTGGAACGACATCCTCCCCACGCCGCCGCAGCACAGCTACCACACCCGTCCGCCCGTGAAGGTGCTGATGCGGTGCGCCGAGCGGTATGACATTGAATCATACAAGACGCAGTAATGCCAACCCAAGAGATCACCACACAAGTCTCCTCTGCTCACGCGAAGCAGCTGGTGGCCGACGTGATGGCCGCCTTTGAAGACGTGCGGACTGCGGAGCGGAAGAAAGAAGAGGCCAAGAAGGAGGCCCTTCGCAGGCGATACGAGTGGGGCCGTGAGGTTCACAACGCCCTGCAAGAAGCCGAGAAGGGTGACTCTATTGCAAAGGAGATCGCCCGCCGCGTGGGGCGCTCCGATACCTGGGTCCGCAACCACGCTCGTTTCGCAACCGCTGTTTATGACGAGTACCACCCGCAGTGGGATACTACGAAGGGGCACATCATAGACGGCTACTTCCGCTACTGCGAAGAGGAGGGGCGAAATAAGAGTTGGAACAAGGTGGTGTCGTGGCTCAACTCTCGCGGAGACATGTCTGAGGAGGAGCAGCAGGCCTCCGAGCTGGAGAAGCACCAGCGCGAGATTGAGCGGAAGATTCGGGAGCTGGAAGAGAGGGTGCAGAAAGCGCAAGAGACGATGGCCCGCGAAGACGTAGACCCCGAGCAGGGCGACCTTGCTGGCCCGCTCCAGCGCGGCGTTGAATCCGCCCGGGACAGCGAGCGAGCAATGGAGCAGCTTCCCCAGCTCTCCCCCGAGCGGGAGGAGCACGAGGCGTACACCGCGTGGGTGGCACGAGAGCACGCCTGCTGCGCTTGTGGCCTAGACGACGACACGATTGTCCCGCACCACTTGCGAGAATTTGCGCCCGATACGGGCGTGGGCACGAAGCCAGATGATTATGACACCGTGCCCCTCTGCTACGACTGCCACCAGACCCTAGAGGACAATCCATCGAAAACGTTTTGGGAGGAGAAGCCGGTCGACCCAGTGCGGGTATCACGCGAGATGGTTCGCGAAGCAGCGCCTCTAATGAGAGATGACGAGATATGAGCACGCACCCTGAATGCATCGACTGCGGGAGAAGCTGCACGGACTGGATTCCTGTCCGTGGCGTGGAGTGGATTCCCGACCTCAAAGAAGTACGACCCGGGGTGCATCGGTGCTGGGCCTGCCGCCGCGAGCTTCATCCCGACATGCCCGAAGGCTACATCACTTTCTCTGACGAACAACCCAAAGAAGCACATGCCTAACCGATCCATCAACCGCAACACCTTCATCGGCAACCTGGGAGACGCGCCTGAGCTTACCCGCGTCTCTGAAAATAGCGTGGTCTGCAACTTCCCGCTCGCCCTCGATGACAGCTACGAAAAGAACGGCGAGACGGTCGAGCAGACCGTTTGGGTTGAGATCGAAGCCTGGGGCAAGCTAGGCGAAATCTGCGAGCAGTACCTTGATCGTGGAAGCCAGGTCTACATCGAAGGCAAGCTAGTGTCCTCCACGTGGGAAGATGAGCACGGGCAGAGCCGCAAGGATCTGAGCGTGCGAGCCCAAGAGGTCCAGTTCCTCGATTCTCCTGGCGATGCCGGCGGCGACGGGGCAATGAGCCAGAGCGACCCCGCGCCCGAGCCGACTTCGCAGGCGAGCGACGGGCAGGAGGACTTTGAGCCCTCGGGCGACCTCCCCTTCTGACGTAGCTAAACAAAATCCCACCGCACGCCTGATCCTGGCAGAGACCGCGTGCGGTGGGCCGCGCTCTTGCGAACGCATTTTTTATGTACGATGCCACATTCAAACCTTCAAACTGCCGCCACCCTTTTCTCTGGTGGCGGCGGGGCCGACATTGGGCTTTCGGGTGCTGGCCTTGACGTAAAGTGGGGCCTAGAGCACGATAAGGAGATTGCTCAAGTGGCCCGAGACAACGGACTGGACATCCACACCGCCGATGTGACGGAAGTTGACCCGTCGTGGTACGAGCGCGTGGATGTGCTACACGCCTCGCCGCCCTGCCCAAATTTCAGCGTGGCGAAAACAGGCGGGGAAGAAACCGACGAAGACGTGTCGCTCGCGGAGGCTACCGTTCGGTTTGCGGATGAGATTGAGCCGCAGTTGTTCACGCTTGAAAACGTGTGGGGCTACCGCAAAAGCCGGTCGTGGAAGCTGATCCGCGAGCACTTGCAGCGCAATGGGTACGACTGGAACGCATGGAAAATCAACGCGGCCAACTACGGCGTCCCGCAGACCCGCAAGCGCATGATCGTCGCGGCCCGGAAAGACGGGCCGAGGCCGAAGAAGCCGCCCGCTACGCACGCCGAGAATCCGTCTAGCGGCGGGCTGTTTGGCGGCGAATTGAACGAGTGGGTCGGGTGGTACGAGGCGATTGACGACCTCATCTCCGATCTGCCCGAAACGGAGCTGGCAGATTGGCAGAAAGAGCGGTTGCCGGATGAGCTCACCAATAAGACGACCTTATGCCAAGACAACTCAGGTCTCCCAACATGGTCATTAGAAAAAGAACCTGCCTGTGTTGTGACAAAGCAAACAGGCGGTAACGTAAATAGGGCTATCATCTGCGACACGCAACCGAACGCCCGTGGAGACAACCGTGAGGGACAGGAACCAACCAAGACCGTCGCGGCTGACCCTGCGGGCGGTGTGCCTCGTGCTGTGCTCGTGCAAAACGAGAATGAGTGGTCCCCCGTGCAGAAAGGCAAAGATCCTTCCCCGTCTGTAAGTGGCACAGGTGGCGGTGTAAATTCGCCTCGGGCGGTGCTCGTGGACGGCAAACCCGCCAACTTTGATGGGGACCTCCAATCCATTGAGAACGGGCCGATGGTTACTGTGTCGGCCAACACGCCAAAGCATCCTCCCCGTGCTGTGCTCGTCCCCGGCGGTAATGCTTCCTCGTTTGTCACACGCGGGGACGGTGAGCCATCACGCACGATTAGCAATACGGAGCGCGTCGGGAATCGAGACCGCGCCGTGATGGGTCGCCGCGTCGTCCAGATGACGCCCCGTGCCCTCGCCCGCTTCCAGACGTTTCCCGACTGGTACGACCTGCCGGGCAGCAAAAGCCTCGCGTGCCGCATCATTGGGAATGCGGTCCCGCCGTTGGCAATGACGAAATGGATTGAGCACTGGACTGGATAAGACGGCCCTCTCGCTAGATTCTCACGACCTCCCTCCCTCCTATGTCTACGTACACGATGAGCGACGTAAAGGAGGCTGATCGCCTGTACGATCAGATGCCCATGCGCGACGTAGCAGAAAAAATAGGTATCTCCGAGAAGACTCTTTCGGGCTGGAAAGAAAAGGGTCTCATTGATACCGAGGTCAACCACCGCACAAAATACAGCGCCCAGCAAATATCCCGAGCGAGTGAGCTCTGGGACTCAATGCCTCTGCCGAAAGTATCAGAAATGATGGATATTCCGGTACGCACTCTGGAGAATTGGTCTAGGAAGGGATGGATCAATACGGACCAGGATCGGCAGGGGGGCGGTGATAACCGAAGTAAGGAATACTCACCTGAGCCAGTGATTGAAATGTACTTTCAGTCTGATAAATCAATGGAAGAGGTTGCAGGCTATTACGGGATCAGTCCCAGCACAGTAAGTAAGTATGTCCGTCAATACCGCAACGGCGACCTATGAGCATCAGCTTCTCCGACCCCTGCCCCGAGTGCGGCGCACCGACCGAGCCCGAAAATGGGTATCGGTCGTGCGTCGAGTGCGAGTGGGACAACGCAGAACCGTCTCTTTTTGAACAGACCGACACCGACCAATGAGCGAGACACAAACTGAGACCGACGCGGAGCCGACGCCGGGAACTTGGGAGCATGACTTGAATCCGCTAGATGGCATTGACGGGCGGAGTATTTTTGGCCGAGACAAAGACGGTAACCTGTTCGTCATTGCAAATCTCAACGTACCCGAACAGGGATTGCTTGAGGGTGATTGGCGCGAAAATGCCCGCCTCATTGCCGCCGCAGGCACCGCCGCGCAAGAGGCAAAGGAAATGGGCTACGACCCTCAGAAGGCGGTGGAGGCCCTACCGGGGTTGCTGGCGGTATTGCAAGACATAGACGGTATGATTGAGCAACTCAGATACGGCACTATTAGAAAGATGGTAAACGACGTGCTCGCCAGCGCGGAGGGCAGCGGAGAATGAGAGCCGCAAGCCTAGACGACCTCGACCTGAGTGACGACTGCAAAATCACCGAGCCCATGAGCGAACCAGACGACGCTACCCTCCCGCTTACCATCGAGGTGCCGGGGAAGCCGCCGAGCCTGAATCAATTTTACTCAGGGATGCACTGGGGGCGCCGGAAAAAGGTGCGGGACGACTGGCACGAGAAGACCGCCCTGCACGCGCCTGACGTATCGGTGGAAGAGTACCCCGTCGCGGTGGAGTGCGTCGTGCTCTGGGGCTCTGGGCGCCGCTACGACGCGGAGAACTTGGCCGCTGGGTCAAAGCTCATCACGGACGGCCTCGTGGAAGCAGGCGTGCTGCGCGGCGACGGACCGAAGGAGATCCGGCGTGTGTCCCTGGAGGCGCGGCTGATGGACGGAGACGGGCACCTCACGCGATACACGATCAAAGAAGCATAGCACA